GTGGGTAAATGAATATTTTTATAATAATTTAAATTATCAAATAAGACAACCCTTTTTCAGAAATATTGATCCTTTAAATTTAGATAACGAGCATATTAATACACTGGTAATCGGTTGTTTTTATTTTACAGATTTGGCCAAAGATATGGATTTACAACCTAATATGACTTATTTACTTTTTACAAATTTTGAATTATTTACTACTATATTATGTAATTCTTGTCATCCTATGATGTATAGAATTCACGGGAAAAAACGAACACATGAATCGGAAAAAATATTGTTAGATACTTGGCCTTCATTGAAAAACAAAAACACTATTTCGAAATTGTATTTACTGTTTTTTGTATTATTACATATAATTTATTATTTGATACTGTTTATTGTACTTTATTTATTATTTAAATATTTAAATCCAGTAAAATATATTCATAAAGTAAAAAAAATATATATGAATAAATAAACAAAATTCTATTATTCTATGTTAACCATTTGTAAATTATTACTTGCATCGACATTATACAATGGGTTTGTTTGTTGCAAATATTGTAGCATATCGTTCAATTGAGGTGAATAACTGACTTGTTCTTGCGCATCACGTTTTCTACGTCTTGGGGGATTTACTCCTATTTGTATATTTTGATTGATTATTTCATTTGATTTTGTACGTTCATATAGTTCAGTTAAACTGTCATAACTCTTGGACGAAGTATCAACTGTATTTACAGATGAAATACTATTTTCCCGATCCCTATTTTCATTTTCCATCTCATTTGTAGACATATTATAATAAAATATATTATTTTTATTATAATAATCAATTTTTTCATTAATTTATAAAAAAGTTAATGGTCATAATAAGGATTGTCGGTAATTGTCATACCACAATATTCTTGGGGTTCATTTTTATAATCCTTGGGTTTATGAATGCCAGCTTCTTCGGCTTTTTCAAGTAAATATTGGAAATTGTCCCAGAATTCTTGTTTGTGTCCAATTGATTCAGTCATAATATGTGCCATTTCGTGAATAGCAACAAACATTAATGTATGTTCATCAATTAAATTATTATTATTTTTCTTTTTCTTATTTAAACAAAATGCCAATTTCTCGCCTTTGTTTTCACTATATGCAGTGAATTTACTTGTTGGTAAGGTTTCTTTGATTTTCGTTTTACTAAATCCTTTTACTAATCGCTGCACGGCTTCTTCGTCGCCGCAATTATTATTCATATAATCTTTTAAATCCATACATTTATTTGTAACAGTGGCTAATAAATCCGCGGCTTCTTGTAATTTATTACGTTCTCTGACACAATATTTATTTCCATCTACTTGTGAAACAATACATTTTAAATCAAACTCGCCGTCATTTTTAAAATAAATGTAAAAACAAATAACGATAATAACGACAATCATAAAAAAATTGTAAAAATCATTGTTCATGATACTATACTATATAAAAACATTAATTTATTCCACCACAATATTGTTATTATTAATCATATTTTGAATATTTATAATTATCGCATCAATATCGTCATTTGATGTCAAGAATGTCTGTGCTAGGCGCATTGTACACGCAAATGATGCTCCACTATGTCCATCGTTCTCAAGGGCTTTTCCTAATTTATATACTGTTTCATTTGTTGACCACATAAATCCCGCAGAATTATCGTCAAAATGTTTAATATATTCAAGGCAATTGAGTTCTTTAATGGCTTTAACAGCATTAAGAACTAACTCCAACTCATATGATGTATAAATAGTCATTGTATTTGTTTATAATAAATGTTTTATGTTATAAACAAATCAATTTTTACGATTGCTTATTGAATCGCAAATACGTCGTATAGTATGTGAGTTTATTGATTTTTTTAAGTAAGATACAAAGACCATATTATCTTTATAAAAGTATTTTTTTATTAACTGATTTACCTCAGGCAATGTAATAGTTTTGTATTTACTATCAAATAAATTCTTATATGAAATATTATGTAAATTTTGTATCATACATATAGCATTATGGTGTGAAAATGTGTCACTGTCTTCCATCTCCATTTGAAAATGTGCTTTAATACTTTGTTTTGCTTTTTTTAACATTGTTCCATCAATACCATTGTGTATAATGTTATTTATGACCTTTACAAGTGTTTTTAAAACTTCTTCATATTTTTCAGGATCACATTCTATATTAAAAAGAAAGTCACCTGCGTGTTTAAAATAGGTTGTTTCACAATAAGTATTATAAGTCAATCCGCGTTTTTCGCGAAATTCTGAAAATAACACACTACTCATACCAACAGATAAAATATTGTTTAATATTTGCAACACATATACATCAGGACTATGTATAGAAGACGTTTTAAATCCAAGAAAAATTAAATTTGTATGCATTTTGGGTACTATTTTAGTATACATTTGCATTTCGGTATAAGTTGTTTTACACATTTGAATATTATAATTATGTTTATCAATATTGTATGATTTATTAAAATGACTGTTTTCTACGGATTTTACCACGGAATTCATTTTATGTGTGCTACATACACTAATTACAAAGTTGTGTGGTAAATAAAACTGTTTGTACATTTTATAGAGTTCTTTTAAATCAGAGAATGTGTTGTGATATTGTATAATATCAACCGGATGTTCATAAGAACTATTTTTATACATTATTTTATTGTAATCTATATCTATTAAGTATTCATAATCATTTTCATCTTTTAAGTTCTCTTCGCGTATAACATGTTTTTCCTTGTTATATTCTTTTGATGGGAAAGTGGAGTCCAATAACATAGAACCCATTGTATTTATGCAAATATCTAAATCTTTATTTAAACATTTCACAGTATATGATGTATATTTTTTTGTAGTGGTGGCATTATTTACTGCTCCAATATTATCAAATGTTTTTAATATTTCATTTCCACTTTGTGTTGATGTGCCTTTAAAAACCATATGTTCAATTGCGTGTGCATATCCTCGTGTTTTATCGTTTTCATAAGCACTACCAAAATCACATATTATGCAAATCGAACATATTTCATTGTTAAATGATTCTTCATGGACTATTCTTAGACCATTTGGTAATTGTTTTTTAAAGATCATAATATAATATATATTATGATTTAAATAATTTATTGGCTTCCGATTTCGAAATCTTTGCGATGGGGATCGCTTTCGATGGTAGAGTTCATCCAGGGTCCAACATCAACCTTTGGGATGGAAGGGTCACTGCGGATGGATTGGTTGGCATTTCTCAAAGTTTGTCCGATAGTTTCTAAATTGCTAAGAGGAGGTCCAGCACGAAGGAGGTCGGGTGCCATAACACCATTTGTCTTACCCACAGCGGTGGGGTTAAGAGAAGCAAATTTGCTGTTTTCGTCATTGGGTAAAAGGTCGCTAGGGTTGGCTACAGGCATAGAAGGTGTAGCGGGGGCTGCAGGGGCAGCAGGTTGTTGGGGTGTTTCTTCCTTCTGGGCAACGGCTTCACCGTGACTGTGTCCCAATGATGAATAACCATCAGTAATCATTGATTTTGAACTGCCATAACCAAACATCATAACAGCTAAAACAATTAATACAAGAAATATAATTAAACGTTCATTTGTGAAGAACTTGGCTAATCCGCGTTGTAGATCTTTCAACATTATATATAAAGTGGCGATAATATATTTCATTAAATATATTTTAATTATCTAAAGATTCTACTTCTTCTTCGCTATCATCACTATCTTCAATGGATTCTAGCATATATGTATTTTTAATTCTTCGGGCCTCTAAATAAGATGCTAGCGCCAATTCTTTTGCTAACTTTGCTTTTTTTCGCGCATCTTTGTACATTTTATAATAAACATCTTTTCGCTCACTTATTTCAAAAGTTTCCTCTTCTTCGGCAGGAACTAAATCAATTTCTTCTAAACCATTGCTAAAATTTTGTAAATCTTCTTCATTTGATATTTTTTCTTCGTTTTGTTCAACACTTTCATTATTTTCAATAGGTTCTTCTAGATTATTTGAAATCTCAGTTTCATCTTTTGTCATATGTTCTTGTACATCTTCATTATTATTTGAAACAATTAATGCATTGTCTAGAGTTGCGACCAATTCTTCACCAATCTTTCCTTTTGTGTTTTCACTCTCATTTATTTCAATGTTAATTGGTTCGGTTACTGGTTCTTCTGTAACTACATTTTCATTAATATCTTGTTCATTATTCTTAATTAGTTCTTCCTTATTTTCAATTAAATTTGAAGATGATTTAAATACACATTTCGAAAATAAATTCTTCTTTTCTAATTTCATCATTTGTTTAATTTCAATCATAATTTGAAAACTACGAGGACTACATTTAATACCTTGAATTTCCAATATTGTCATAATTTCACTCTCATTAGTTATTTGGTCAAATTCGACTTCTTCTTCACGTTCATCATATACTTTCAATTGGGGTTTACCCAATGCAGTGGGAATATCTACACGTACTAAATAATATTTACCGGATTTAAAAAGTTTAATGGGTGACGTAAAATAATTTTCAATATCAGAAAGTTCTAAATCTCCTTCAAACCATTCTTCCCGCGATTGGAAAATCTTATTATGGCAAAAATCTTCTAAATTTTCCAACCATTGAATAAAATCACCATTTTCACTATTAAACATCAAATCAATTAAAAACTTCTTGTTTGTATTCACAATACCATTTCGTGATAAACACTTTGGTGGTTGAATATAAACTGGTTTATTATTTACACTAAAACGTATAAAATATGAACCACCTGAGCGAGACATAGGATTTGATAATACTAATTTATCAAATGGAAAAGTGTTGGTTGCTTCAAATATATTATCCATTAATAATATAATTTTTATTAAAAATTATAAATGAAAACGAATGTATAATCGTTTGTTTTTTGTAAACACAGTATTCTGTATATATAAATAATGTCAAATACAGTAAGAGATACATTAACACATTTACTACACGACAAACGTCTACTGGAAGATTTTAGGGAAATAAGTAAGCCCTTTGTTGACACAATTTATAAAGAATTACACATTTATATAATATGTTTGTTACTATACAGTATTTTATTATTTGTACTGATTCTCACTATTTTAGGAATTTTAATTCGTATAATATCATATCCTAATATTTTTCTCAATAAAGTATATAATGCGCCAATCCAAAGCGATGAAAGAAACTAAAATGAAAGGAGGAAATCCTGTACCGGAAACATCTAGTCAAGAAACTCACTCTGGCGGAGACGAAACTCCCGCTGAAACACCAGAAGGGTTTGCACCATTTACTGGTGGTAAGAGAAAAACCATGCGTAAGTCAATGCGCAAACAGAAAGGTAAGTCAATGCGCAAACAGAAAGGTAAGTCAATGCGTAAACAGAAAGGTAAGTCAATGCGCAAGTATAAAAAGAAGGGCGGTTTTATTTCTGCTGAAGTTGCCACTCCTTTACTATTTTTAACTGCAAATACAATGGTAAAGAAAAATAACACCAGAAAGCAAAAGAAGTAAACTGTTTATTATTTATCTTAATAATAATAATAAGATAAATAAGCAAAATAATATATTTTATTCATTATAATGAATAGTTTAGTAAATTCTTCTTTAACGGATGATACAAAACAATGGATTGCCATAGATAATCAATTGAAAATATTAAATGAACAACAAAAACGATTGCGAGCTCAAAAACATTTACTATCAGAACGTATATGTAATAATATGGCAAAAATAAATAGTGATAAAATGTCACTGAACAATGTTATTATAAGGAAATATGAAAAAAAAGAATATTCCCCATTAACCTATACTTATGTAGAGAATTGCTTGAGTAAAATAATAAAAAATAGAGAACATGTTGATGCAATTTTAAGAAAAATTAAGCAAGAACGAACTATAAAAAGCAGTTTTGACATAAAAACATTGTAGTATACTAATGCAAAGTAAAATTATGTATTTTCCATATATATATTATATATAAATGGAACATTTAACGTGCCCACTTGGTTTATGTATCGATCATTCTTTGAATGGTGGTTCATTACCTATGAAAATTTATGAAAATAGAGAACCTCTTATTATTACAACCGTGTTTTTCGATAAACTAATGGATTTAGTTACAATTACAAACTTCAATGATCATTTAATGAAAAAAGTAAAATGTAAAGTATCTCACAATAAAACGCAGAAATTACGCAAGAATTAAACTCACAGTAAGTAATGACTGCATAATAGATAATATTTTCGATGTGTTTGTAATTGGGTAAATGTCACCGTAACCAACCAAACACCCGGTAGAAATGGAAAAATATAGGCGATTAAATATTTTTTGAATAATATTAGGTTTAATTTGTGACGGGTCTAGTTCTTGTTGCTCAACTTCTATTTTTGTTGTTTTTGTGCTCTCATCAATATTTTTTTCTTTTTCCATTTCTTTTGAAATATAATTATCATAATTATCAAATTTTTCTTTTGATACTTCTTCAACATCTTTTTCCACTTCTTTTTTTATAATTTCGTCTTTTGTAATATCTTTTACTTGGTTTAATCCTTTAAAATGATTATCATCAATCAATGTGTACAGTAATGTAAAAAATAAACATGATAAAAATAAAATGATTATTTTATTTACACGTATAAATTTAATTAGTTCAGGGTATTTCATAAGTATTTATATAGTATACTTATAAAATTTAATTTTCGTTTGACCATTTATTATAATTAAATGAATTCATATTTAAACATTGGTCTCCATTTTCTTTCCAATATTGGACCTTTTCATCCATTTTCTTTTCTTCTTCTGTTTTTGGAATATGAGGACCACTTGTAGATAGTTTATCTAAATTGCATTGTTTTGCTTCTGGCTTTACACCATAACAATTAACACCAAACTTGATATTGGGATTTGCCATATACCCACCATTTATACCGGGTCGTCCGCATGCATTTTTATGTTTATTTGTACTTTGTAATTTATTCCACGTTTCTTTTTGTGTGGGGAAATATGCCATTTGATTCGCAGACCAACCATAATTACACCATTCACCTCCATTATTATAAGATTCTTCTATTTGATCGTATGTGGCAAGATCCGCTCCATATGCTTTACATATTGCCTGAGCGTCCTCATAATTGTATTTATTATTGGAAAAGTTAAATACCTCTTTCTTGGGTCCATCATCAACCGGAGCTGTATTTTCAGACGAGTCATTTGGTGTTACTATTTCTTTGGTTTCCTCTTCAGGCACTGTTTCCGGTACTGTTGTATCGGGTATTTCGAATATTTTTTCAAAATCATCAAATATTGAGACATCAAATGCTATTTTAAATAACATATAAGCCAATATTAACATAAATAATAACCAACCCACGGTTTCAAGAACGTATATTGATACTGGTTTTGCACCACCTTTCATTGGAATTCTAAATATATATATCATCGTGTAAAGTATCAAAATATATCCTAATTGATATATCCAAGCATAATCGTCTTTAATATAATTTTTAACACTTTCCCATCGTTCTTTTAAAAATGTTTCCTGTTTCGCTTCATCTAATGAAAAGTAAAAAGCAATAAACGCAGCAATAAATACTGCTGCTAATAATAGGTCTATAATATAACTAAATGTTATTTCACGACTGGATGAACCTTGACCTGTAAACATTCCTAAAACAAAATAAGCAACAATATAAATAACAATAAAGAACAATAGTAAATATAAATTACTTAAAGTAAATACCTTTTCTTTCAAAAAATCCTCGTTCAATGTAGTTTCCTCGGTTGTTTCAACTGGTACTTCCTCGGTTGTTCCATCGGTTGTTTCAACTGGTGCTTCCTCGGTTGTTCCATCGGTTGTTTCAACTGGTGCTTCCTCGGTTGTTCCATCAGTTGTTCCATCGGTGGTTTCGTCGGTTGTTCCACTAGATTGATCAGTACTCCCCTCCCCTTCCATATTTTCTTTTAAATTCATATAATTCAAAAATTTCATCATAATTATTGTAATATATTATATACATTTATTTTTTTCGATAAAATAAACAATACGCTTGTTCTGTAACTAGCGATGGTTCATTGGCAACTCTTGATATACGTGCATCATTAAATAAATGCCATTGACCTAATGCATTTTTTACAAAAGAAGTATAATGTCCACCCCCGACATTTCCACTGTGATTACATATACCAAAACAATCATATTTATAGTTATCATTGGTGACTACATATTTTTTTAAATCTAAATCATTAATCGGAAAATATATTTTGTTTTGTATTTTTCTTAAATTGTAATTAAAGCGTTTAAATGTAATTATCAATATTTTTGGTAATTTCCAAAACATCATTTTTTTCTTTGCATCTTGATAATTCTTTGTTTCATCATTATACCAAGCATTGTCATTTGTAAGATGTTCTTCATTTGTATAATGGTCAAAACATTTGTATATATTATCAAATATTTCTCCATTTTTAAAAATAGGCAAATCAATAGAAAAAAACATTTCAGGTGTTGTGCTTTTTAATTTATTATTCATGTCATAAATATGCGAAACAGAAATCCCATAAAATATATCCATAATTTCGGAATACTCTTTTTCATAAGTTGTTTTAATTAATTCATAACATTTTTCATCAACACTATTTAATTCACTGGTTATATTTATTTTTACTTGTTTACATAAACCTTTATGAATACATTCCATAAAAAAAATCAAAAATTCTGAGATATCGTTTTGTTCCCAAGTAGAAAAAATATCATATTTTAATTCCTTTGAAATGATTTGTAAACTATGTACAAAACGATGAGGTTTTACTATTCCATTACCACTCCACATAACATTTCTTAGATTATTCCATTCTTTTAATAATAATGATTCATTATTATTATTATAAATCGTGTTATTATCCAAAAATAAATTCAATTCATAAATATGGTTAATTATTTGTAAACACGAATTTAAAAAACATGTATTACCTAAGTTATATAGGCCAACAAGACCATTTTTGCTATATTTATCCATTATAAATATATATAAATATATCTTTATATAGTATTACAATGGATAATAGACGAAATATTCAAAATATATTTGATGATATTTCAAATCTAGCGGCTGGTCAATCAGAATCAGATCGTTCTTGGTATGAACCTCCACCAAGACGCCGTTTCATTAATCAACACTTAAATCGCGATGAATATAGACGTTTTACAAATACAAGAGAAAATGTATTTAGTAATTTAAGAGAAAATGATTTGATTGACACACTGCAGAGTACAATAAGAAGTTATAACGATAATTTCAGACAATATCAAGATAATACTTTATTATTAATTTCTTGTTTGCAAGAGATGTGGAATCATACTAGAACCAATAATCGTCCACCTCGTGCTAATTTTTCATACCGTTTTGTACCTCAAAATATGGCTTCATTTAATCAACCAGTAATAGTTGCCCCAACACAAGAACAAATTAGAAATGCAACTGAGAGATGTACTTATGACATAAATAATCCTACGTTAAATACAAGTTGCCCCATTAGTATTGACAATTTTGAAAATGGAGAACATATTTTGCGTATATTACATTGCGGACATAGTTTTCGCACAGAATCACTAAGACAATGGTTCAGAACAAATACCCGTTGTCCCGTATGTAGATACGATATACGCGAATATCAGACAAATCAAACAGCGGGAAATGAAGACAATGAAAATATAAATGAGAATACAAGTGATGCTGATTCATTACCACCATCTCCTCGTCCATTTGTACGAACAAATAGCACAGGGTCAAATAATCCAATTGAAAGTGGTCTGGTAAATGCTACAGCAGATATCATTAATCGTGTATTACAACGTACACTAAGTGGTGGTGATGCGGGTATCGAACAAGGGGACAATAATTTACATGTATTATCTTTTGAATTTCCTCTTAATTTGGAAATAGATGCGTCAAATGGTGACGTAGTATAATAAAAAAATATATATTTTCGAATATGTATTTTTAGTTCATAACAAATCCATAGTTTTTAAAATTTTCTTGTAATTCCTTCTTGTTGTTTATTTTTTCAATTTCTCGAAGTTTTTTATCAAAAAGCAATTGTTTAATTTTATCTGAACAATATTTTTCCTTTTTCTTATTGAATGTTTCCAAATCATTCTCATATGTATTTTGTAAATCTTTCATATCTACCAAATATTTTTTACGCGCGGGTTCTTTTTTTTGCATTTTCCAAATATCCTCTATTGCCAATCCAAACAATTGCTGTAACGGTTTCATTAATTGATTTGTAATATAATGGCCATAATCAATATTCAGTTTGTTTGTTTCTATAAATTCAGGCGTTTCAATGCGTTGGCCGGTAAGGGCTTTTTTGTTTTTATTTACTACAAATACATATTTGATGCGGTCACCTGGTTTAGGTTTATTTCCGGGATCTCGCTTTCCAATACGGTCGGACAATACCCAATGACCGATTTGTTGGGGATTTTTATATTCACTGCGTAATGCCCGAGTGATTGATAGTTTATCCATATTTACATCACCTTGTATGAGATTTTGCAAGGAGTCGTTCAAATAATCAATCGCATTTTTAAGATTTTGTGTACGCATCAATATATTGATAATTTCACCATATGTATCTTTTAAATAGTCACATGAATCTCTGCGTTTTAATGATAATCCCATATATTTCAGGTCTCCTTTGTTTGGGTCATCTTCGTATAATATGCCAACATAACGTTTTTTCGATAATAATACAAATGGCATAAATGTTTTTTCATATTCCAAATACATTGGATTTTTCAAAAACTGACTACATATTTTTTCGACTTCGAATGACAATTCGATAGTCATTTCCAATGCGGGCTGTCCTCTTATAGGTTTCCCATCCAAATCTTCAAAATTGAATGTATAGAATACACTATCTGTGTCACCATAAATATATTCTGCTCGAGTTCGTACTTCTGTACCATTTTTCATTGTAACAATTGTGTTTCCATAAACATCTTCGATCATACCTCGTGCATACATAATCATTTGTCGTCCAGTTGCAGTTGTACACGCAGCAACGTCTTTTTCATAAAATGTTGATGTTCGAGCACCACACTGACCATACAACGAATTTGCCGTTACCTTATAACCCAGCTGACGCTTATCCAAAATATTTTTCATAAATGGGTCGGGTTCGGTTTTAATCTTTTTTCGTGTGTCTTTTCTTGCTTTTAACAATTCTGTCAAAATAGATGGCATAATGGATTGTTGACCTTCGGGAAGCTGTGCCCATCGACAAACCTTCCGCCCGACTTTAACTTTTTCTTCACGCGATTTTGGTCCTTTTAATCGTTTATATTCATAAGCATCGAATTCAGTGTTAATATATTCAAATCCAGGTAAATTATCATAAACAAAATTACCAGATGCATCTTTTTCTCCTGTTTCTTCTTTTAAATTTCCTTCCAAATCATATGTTTTGGTCCATACTTTACTATCATGACTATAATTTTGACTAATCATTGAAGACGGATACAACGAACTGTAATCAACGCACGCCACAGGATTATCCATATACATCTTACATTTGGGAGGCAATACAATAGCTCCTTCATAACCACCGTCATTTTCTTTTTTCTCCAAATCAGGCATTAACGTTTTTTTCTCTTTACATTTTTTTGCAACATAACTGGTAAGTTTAATACCTTGTCCACGAAACACTAAAAATTCAATTGGAACACTACAAATATTTGACATCTCAACAAATCCTGTAACAACATCGATTTTGTTCATTAAATGATGAACAAGGTTACAATCCTGAATACAGTATTTTGCAACAATAGCGCGATCCGCTGATGTTCCATTTGTTAATCTAAAAATATCCTGAGGAGAAACGTCGTCCTTAGCAATACCCCATTTTATTTTTTTCTTTTTCTCAAAATGATGATGGTCTTTTATAACAATAACATTGTACTTTGTGTTGTTATGTGTTTTTTCATAAATATCCAACACTTCGTATTTTTGTCCACCATTATAATAATCGGTTGTAAATGTAATAAGTTCAATGTGTATAAAATCGTTTATGTGAAGTCCCTTTAAATTTGCACTATATAACTCACAACGTTCTTCGCCATTTACTTCAATATTTTCAAAATGTTTGATTCCGTCACTAATATAACTACCAACAACATCATCCAATTTATAAGATGATAAATTGAAATCACGACGAAAATACATATACATATCAATTTGTAAACGACCTTCGATATTATAATAACGCAAATCATATTCACCACTAGCAATCGCCAATTTTTTATTTTCAATACTGCACGGTTTATGACCTGTATTTTCTGTTTTAATACGCGATAAACTTAAAAACTGTTCTGTTACGCGCAATTCCATTGCACGTTTATACATGAACTGATAATCAAACCCAAAAATATTATATCCAATAATAATGTCTGGGTCTTCTTCTTGTATTAATTTAGCCCATTCACATAAAATATCTGCTTCGTTTGTTACAGATTGTATTTCAACATTTTTCACTTTATCACACGTATCCAAAACAAGACAATGATTTTTATATGGTTCTTGTTGTCCATATTTCATAAAGGTTGAACCAATAAATGTTACTTTATCACCTTCCAATTCAGGAAATAAACACATTAATGCTTTATCTATTAACGTAATTTTTTCGTCGCGTGTAATTTTTTCCTTCATCAATAATACTTCCAGCACTGTTTTTTTTGAAAATTTACGTTCAATGGAAGATTTCTTTGGTTTTGATGGAGTTGTTCGTTCTTCTACACTAAATTCAGTATTATTGATTTCTTCATCCTCACAAGGAGGACTGTATTTATTTACAATTTCATCTGCTTGTTCAATCAATTCATTTATTTTATCATTACTGGATTTATATATTTTTTCTAATGAAGTATCTAATTTTTTTATGCATTTCTCGATTTCTGATTCGTCAGATTTACCATTTTTCTGATATACTTTTTCTACATTTTCGCAATGTTTATTTTTGAAAAAGGCACACATTATTGATTTTTTCAACAATTCAAACCCATTGTCTTCGTTTACCAATGGTTGATTTTTAAACACATCAACAATATTTGTTGCTAATTTTTTATATGTTTTAATCGGCACAGGAAAATCACCGTGACTACTACTGGCCTCAATATCAAAACTACATATTTTAAATGGCACACTATCTTCTTTATTATTCAATGGAATAAGTTTTTTTACCCCACATTTATATTTATATTTACAGCATGTTGCGATACTAGGATCGTGTGTTCCCCTTACTTTTACCCACCCGGATGGAGCCACATTTGTAATATGAAAGAAACGCAATAAGGGCGGAATGTTACTCTCATATAATTGATATTGACTAAGAGCCGGATACTTAGATTTATCCGAATATTTCAAAAAATTCCTATTTACGTCAAATTCTTCTTCTTTTGCATTCCATAGACGCTTTACTTTATTAAAACATCGCGTACTAATAAACTCAATTAACATAAATTTGGGCTTTTCTCCTTGGGTGAATCCATACAATTTATTGTGATCGTCAACTAAACGCGTATTAAATGACATCTTATAATAATTTGTTCTGCAACTATCTTTCAATGCATCTTCAATGTCACAATGAATATTATTAACTGTAGTTATATTGGCATTATCCGGTAGCTTAACGTAAAAGAAGGGTTTAAAATCAATCACATCAATAGAACACGTTTCTCCTTTTTCATTTATGCCAAACATTTGAATATTAAAATAGCTTTCATCTAATTTAATTGTATTATGTGATTTAGATTTTTTAGCCAATAGTTGCATTTCTGCATCGGGTTCATCTACTTTACTACATACTCGAAAATCAAATAACCTAAATTCCTTAGCATTATCATTTTTTTTAACACGCATTGTCTTCTTAACACTGCTTTTCATAATATTTATTTATTATTATGAAAATCTTTTTAATCAATTTTTACTTCAATGTTTTTTTTGACTTTCTGTCCTTCTTTTTTTCCGTTTTTCCTTTTGATTTACCTTTTGGTGTCTTATTCGTTTTTACTTTTTTTTTTGATTTGCGTCTTTTTCGCGTCTTTTTTGTTTTTTTTGGTTTATCTTCAATCATAGACAATGGAGCTGGTGTTTCACCAGCATCTGCATGATTAAAAAAATCCCTCAATGTATCAACTTCTCGTTCATCTTCAAAGTACTCTAATTCCCCTTTATTATCTATTCTAAAAACGGTAGGATAACCACTTATATAGATTTCCTTATCTCCTTGAATACGTCTATTTAAATCCATAAGTTTATTATCTTTTTCTGGGTCACTAAATTCTATTTCCATTATCTCGTGGTTAACATTAATTCCGTCTTTCATTTCATTCCATTTAGGCATTAATTGTTGACAATGTCCGCACCATTTTGCGTGAATTAAACCAACTATTACTGGCATTATATATATATTATTATTATATAATATATAGGTAAATGTCTAAAACAATATTTCTCGCATTTTTAATATTTACATTTTTTCTAGGATTATACGTATTTATTGAACTTAGTTCAAAAATAAAACCATACGAAAAAGATAATTTACAAGAGTTTTTTGAAAACGATGATTCAAATTGTCCCAATCTTCTTGTAAGAAAAGATGGTGTCATATTATTATACAATACATCCAAACCAGTGGTTGAAGGATATAATCCGATGCCATTTTATAGTTTAGACGAATATATTGTTCATTTAGAAAGAGAACGCACAAAAGGAAACAATTGCCCTGTATTATATTTACAGGCGGAAAATAATACACAAGGTGAAACAGTTTATCGGGCTCGTCCCAGTCCATTTGATATGCAAGGTGGACTACAGACACAAGTACCCGAAGTATTATATAAAGAAAATGCACAAAAAATGTTGGTTCCTGTAATGGACGCGTCCCGTGGAAATCCTCCTTATAATGTAAAACATTATGCGGGTTTTGACGCGCATGGTCAACACGTGGGGCAAACAACAACATTAGATGAAATACACGCATCTACATCAAAACAACCCGCCAGTGATAACGCAATGGATGAAAATTGGGGAGGCGTTAAACATACACAAAATGCAGTTAAAGTAGGAAAATATAAAGACCGTGAAGTTACAAAACCAAATCATGCGAGTCACCCAGGAGCATTTTAAATTGAAACATTATATAAGGATCTAATATATAATGTTGTGTAAATATCAAAATATACTTGGAAAGGTAAATAAAGGGGTTCATAGTGTACGTTTATTTAATGTTGCTATAATGGACGTATTAATGACAATAATATCTGCATATTTAATTTATTTATTCCATCCGAATTATAATTTTTTTGTAATATTAGTATGTCTATTTATTCTAGGTATTGTATTACATCGGTTATTTTGCGTCAGGACAACGATTGATAAATTACTATTTCCAACTGCGAAACAATAACATATTTACAATAAATAAGTTTTAATACTATTTATAACATTTGCGCCCAATTTTCGTAGTTTTCCTGTATTACCTTTTATATAAAAGTCATCTAATAGTGCTAATTGTTTTTTATATGCATCTATAAAGCCATACAAACTGTCATAATCTTCCAGGATTTTTTTTGCTACGTTAGTACTGACTCCTGGTATTTGACTCAACATTAATATACCGATATTATCTTTTGTAATATTTTGTTTTTTTGCTGTTTTCACAACATCCGGATATTCTAATACATTTGTGTTAAGATTATAATTGTTGTAATATAATATCTTATTTTTTGAAAAATCACGAGATAATTTTTCACCCATTGACAATAAATAATCGGCACTTTCCTTGACATTCTGGGTTCTCGTAAGTGAAAATCCTTTGAACAAATTGATAGATGTTAATGATGTATAAATTGTTTTTTTCTCGATAGGATTGACTATACTATTAATATTGCCTTCTATTAAATAAATAATATTATGATTTGGAACATTAGATGCATTTGATAAACGAAATGATTGTTCTGTATAACGCCCATCCTTTATAGAAGCCATTAAATCAGTCAATGTTTTTCTTTCAATAATGCAAATGGTCTCATCATCGTCTTTTTTTATTACTATATCACCAATATCTAAACTTTCTTTCGCAATATCAAAAGAACAAGGTATCGGATGACTTAATATAATACTCTGAATATTATCATAAAGATCATGTTCTCGAATATCAATAATAATTTTCATTGTAAAAATAATGTAAATGGTTATTATATTATTTTTAAACTAAAATATTTAAGCACGTCCACCAGGCATACCAATAGGGTATGATGAACGAGTTGTGGATGAAACGGGCTTCTTCATTAATGAATAATTACTGGAAGTACCCTTAAACGCGGTAGCAGAGGCGGCAGAGGCAGTTGCCTTGGGCAAAAGACCGGCCTTTTTGTTTCCACCATTTGTTGATTGATTTGTGATGCTTGATGCGGACGCAACTTTCTTTGTTGTGCTAAGAACCATATTATATATATACTAAATATAATAATTTTAAAAAAAATATAAATATTAAAATTGATTAATGTATAAATTATTCATTTTATTACATTATAATGAATAATTCTACTAACTTGGAAGAAGATATTTTGATTAAACAGGATGAACAGGGAAACGAATTTCTATATTTTGATCCATATAACCCTCTAAACGTTCAAATAACAGAAAACGATATTAAAAATATACTTAAAAGATACAATATTAATATTCCCGTTCATAATTTCACGTTATATAAACGTGCATTTGTTCATCCATCCTATACACGTCGTCCAGATGATGAAAATAAAGCAAATAATATAGTAATTGCAAATAAACCCGATAATTGTTTACCCTTACATACTAAATGTAACGAACGATTGGAATTTTTAGGCGATGGTGTATTAGAATGTGTTACAAAATATTGTTTATATAAACGCTTTCCTAAAGAAAATGAGGGATTTATGACAGAAAAGAAAATTGCATTGGTGAAAAACGAATCCATTGGGCGGCTCGCATATGAAATGGGTCTTCATAAGTGGTATATTATTTCTAAACATTCGGAAGGAAAACAAACTAGAGTAAATCTAAAAAAACTTGGTTGTTTGTTTGAAGCATTTATTGGGGCCTTATTTTTGGATTGTAATAAAATTAATGTCAAAGATGATAATAGATGGTTTGAAAATGTATTTACAACAGGGCCGGGATTTCAAATTGCCCAAAATTTTATTGAAAATGTATATGACGCACACGTGGATTGGATTGGTCTTATTAAACACGATGAAAATTATAAAAATATTTTACAAGTGACTATTCAAAAGGAGTTTAAAGTTACTCCACATTATATTGAAATTAATAGTTATGATCAGGAAAAGGGATATCATATGGGTGTTTATTTATGTTTAGGACAACAACATTTTAATCTGAAACACTTTCAATCTACAAACATAAATACATATAACTCATTTCAAGATATACACGACGTAATGGAAAAACAACACAAGGTGTTTGTGTTTTTAGGAGAGGGTATACATAAAATCAAGAAAAAAGCTGAACAAATTGCATGTAAGCAAGGATTAGAAGTTATGCAAAAATTTGTATAAAAGTAGATATCTACAATAATTTATAACATTATTGTATATGAATATAGATACGTTAAAAAAACGACCACAACCTAAACAAAAAACGGATTTTGAATTTTTTATTGATAATCCTGTACAACAAAAAACAATGGAAATTATTGATAAACGTGGTAGTCAAGTTATAAATCGCGATGAAATATTAAGAAGAGTAAAGAAAAATGTTACTAGAAAAGATGAAGTAGAAACCGACGCGATTGATAAATCCATTATTGCAAATAAAGAAGATATTTCTGATTCTTCCGAAATTATTGATGAAACAGAAACTGAAAAACCTAGCAAAGATATTGAAGTTGTTCAGGAAACCGAAGCTGAAAAAGAGGTTGACAAACAATCAGACATGGATGCTGAAAAAGAATCCGAAATGGAAAAGGAGGTTATAGCTGAACCAGAAGAGCCAGTTGAAAAAGTGCAAAAAAAACGAGGACGCAAACCAAAAGAAGGAGTATTTGATGACAGTGTTATAGAAGCGGGATTAGAAGAAATGAAAAAAAAACTTCCAAAAGAACTCGGCGATCAAATTATTATACGTGCACCCACATATTATATGAACAATCGTAAAATTTTTACGAAAAAAATCAATGAAGCATTCAACGATTATTTAAAAAAAATTAAATCAAGTGAAAAAACAAGCAAAGATCCTGAACAGCGCACTCTGTTTACGCACCAGGAAATAGTTCGCGATTATTTAAATATTTATACTCCATATAGGGGTTTATTATTATTTCACGGGTTGGGTTCCGGTAAAACGTGTTCTTCTATTGCGATTGCCGAAGGAATGAAAACAAACAAACCGGTTTTTTTACTTACACCGGCTTCGTTAAAAATGAATTATTTTACAGAATTGAAAAAGTGCGGGGATGATTTATATAAGAAAAATCAATATTGGGAATTTGTTTCAATTACAGGTAATCTTGAACGTGTTGAAATATTAAGTAAAACATTGTCTTTATCAAGAGAATATATTCGAAAGAAAAAAGGAGCTTGGATGGTTGATGTTTCGAAAAAACCTAATTTTTCTACTTTAAGTTCTGATGAACAAAAGAGGGTTGATGAACAATTAAACGAAATGATACGTGTAAAGTATAGAGATGAAAATTACAATGGTATTGATTTAAAACGATTGAAAAAACTTAGCGGAGATTTTACTCGTAACCCATTTGATAATCATGTTGTTATTATTGACGAAGCACACAATCTTGTGAGTAGAATTGTAAATAAATTGAAAGATAAGAAATCAGTTTCATATAGATTATATGAATATCTAATGACTGCACAAAATGCTAAAATCGTTTTATTAACCGGAACACCTGTCATTAATTATCCAAATGAAATCGCTGTGTTATACAATTTATTACGCGGATATATTAAATCTTGGACATTTAAATTAAATGTTAAGACAAATGACAAGACAACCACTGAACGATTTCTTGAACTTTTTGATAAAGAAGGGTTTAATACTTTTGATTACATTGAATATAGTGGAAATAAATTGCAAATAACACGAAACCCATTTGGATTTATTAATACAAATAAAAAAGGTGTTTTAAAAGGAAAAAAACGTGGAGGTATGTATGGTGGAGCAGATGAAGATGCCGTTAAAAAGGGAGAACCCGAAGTAGATGAAGAGATGATAAATACAGAGGAATCTGTAACGGAGGAAAAAAAAGAAGTCGAAGATGGCGATGAAACAAAAAAACGAGACGAAGCGGAAGAAGGTGACGAAGCGGAAGAAGGTGACGAAGCGGAAGAAAAAGAAGAAGGTGACGAAGCGGAAGAAAAAGAAGATAGTGACGAAACCGAAGAAAAAGAAGATAATGACGAAACCGAAGAAAAAGAAGATAATGACGAAACCGAAGAAAAAGAAGATACAGGGGTTGATAATTATACTTCTCAGGATTTGATGGATGCCCAGCAAAAGATTGCTTCTGCTCAATATGAACGTATAAGTACATTACAAAAGCAAGTTGAAAATATGGAGGACGAAATGACCAATTTAAAAGAAAAAAATGGAATTTTGGAAAAACAGTTGGTTGATGGAGTATTAGAAGAAGGAAAGCAACAGGAATTAGAAAAAGATAAAGAACGTTTGGAATCATTGGAAGAAAAATTAAATGCATTAAGTGATAATATAGAGAACATTAAAGGAGATGTCAAGGAACCATCAGATGAAAAAGAAGATAATGAAAATGAAGAAAAAATGAAAAAAGAATTAGAATCTCAAAAAGAAATGTTCGAAAAACAAATGAAAACACAAGAAGAACAATTTGAAAAATTAAATGAAACTATTAATCAACTGCAAAAACAAAATGAAGATTTACAAGGACAAATAAATGATAATGATAGTAATAAGTCGACCAATTATGACATGCCAAAAATAATAGATAAGCAATATCAAATGTCATCTACGCAAGATGAATTATTGGAAAAACAAAAAGGCATTATAGAGAAGCAAGAAAAAGACATTGGTGATTTGCAAGGAAAGATTGAAGATCTTAGTGGTAAAATAGATAAATTAAATGATAACGACGATGTTGCAAAGCAACAAAATGCATTAATGAAAGAACAAGAAAAAGAACTAAAACGAGAAATAGAGCAAATGCAAAAAGACAAGGATAAATCATCGAAAGAATTGGAGATTTTAAAAGCAAAGAAGAGTAAAAAAGGAAAAAAAGATAAGGATGTTTCTGACGATGAAGAGGAAGAAGAGGAAGAACAAACATTATATGGTGTATTTGAGAACAATGTGAATGCATTGGGAAAAAATATAGGAAATGTATTCGGAGTAGGAACACAAGGGGCTATTGTCGGTGGTACAAAGAAAAAACGTAAACCCGGAAAGCGTAAAACAGAGAAAAAGAAGAAAAATCAAATACCGATTGTTGATAAAATAATTACTGATGAAGAAAATATTGAAGATGATGCAAATGTTCGAAAAATGTACCAAATGGGACATAACCAAATATATGCTCCTCATTATGGTGGAGGACCTTATGCAGACAAATATAACGGCGTAAAGCTTGACACTACTGGAAATATAACAGACGATTTGTTTCAATCTACCGTATTAAAAATATTAAAGAAATACAAATATGATGTAAAAGATTCTGATATTATTGTAGATAGATTTAAATGTTTGCCAGATGATAAAGAGGTATTTAATAAAATGTTTGTAAATGTGAGTAATGGTTCTCTATTTAATTCAGATGTTTTGGTGCGTCGTATATTAGGGTTAACATCATTTCTAAGTGACAAAGAAGAATTAATGCCTAGTATTATCAAAGGCAAAGATGGTTCAAAATTTCACATTGTAAAAACAGAAATGAGCGATTATCAATTTGGTTTATATGAAAAAGTACGTAAAGAAGAAGCTGAACAAGAAAAGAAATCACGTAAAAATGCATTGAAAAATAAAGATGATAATGAATTATATAAATTTTCGTCAACTTATCGCATTTTTTCACGCGCATTATGTAATTTCGCATTTCCCCCTGATGTTGAACGTCCCATGCCCAGTAAAAAAGAAGATGTTTCTGAAGATGCAGTGGATGGTATTAAGAAAAAGGAAATTATTAGTCGTGATAATTTTAATCCAGAAGACGAAAGTGCGATTACAGATGATACAAGTTATCAAAAGAAAATAACAAAATCACTAAAAGAATTAGCAAAAATGGAAAAGGGCGGTAGCTCGAAATATTTATCCAAAGATAGTTTGCAAATGCTTAGTCCCAAATTATTATCGTTATTAGAGAACTTACAACATCCCGATAATATTGGATTACATCTTATTTATAGTCAGTTTAGAACGATGGAAGGTGTTGGAGTATTAAAACTCATACTTGACGCAAATGGGTTTGCGGAATTTAAAATTAAAAAATCGACAAATGGTGACTGGAGTATTGTTCAGAAAATAGGTGATGAAGATAAACCCAAATATGTTTTATATACAGGTACAGAAACTGCTGAAGAAAAAGAAATAATTCGTAATATTTATAATAGTGATTGGGACGTTGTACCTCCATCATTGGTTGCACAATTAGAAAAACGACAAAAAAATAATCAATATGGAGAACTTATTCGAGTGTTAATGATTACTGCTTCGGGAGCCGAAGGTATTAGTTTAAAAAACACACGTTTTGTTCATATTGTTGAACCCTATTGGCATATGGTACGTAAAAACCAAGTCATTGGACGTGCTCGACGCATTGGAAGTCATTTGACTTTACCCAAAAAACATCAAAATGTAAAGGTTTATTTGTATTTATCAACATTGTCTGAAACACACAAAACAAGTGAAAAACATATTGAATTACGCATTCGTGACATTAGTCGTATTGACGGTAATACTCCTGTAACAACAGATGAAACGTTATTCGAAATTTCAACATTAAAAGACAATATCAATAAACAAATATTGGATGCCGTCAAGTCAAGTGCTTTTGATTGTAGTTTATATGCTACGAAAAAAACAGATGAATCTGTTGCGTGTTATAGTTATGGAAACATAAAATCCAATGATTTTGGTAGTATTCCAAATATTGACATTGATAAATCAGACAAAAAAGAATTAAATTTGAAAGAAAATGTTCTCGATAATTTACAAGAAATAACATATAAAGGTACAAAATATACATTAGATATCAAAACTAACAAAATATATGATTATGAAAGTTATCAAGCAGCACAAGAAAAAATGGGGGATTTAATATTTGTAGGTAAGATGGTCAGTAAAGATGGAAAACAAACGATTGAATTTATTTAATTATTATTATTGTAATTGTTGTTATAGTTATTGTTATTGGTATTATAGTAGTTGTTGCTGTTGTTGTAATTCACAATATTATTTTCAAAATTATTATTATAAATAGGCACTTCAAATAAATCCCTTGGGGCAGTTGGACTCGTTTGAATATATAGATTATCAGGTAAATTCGTGTATTGTTCAGCATGGCCTATACGAGTGATTAGAGATTGTATTCGGTTTTCTTGTACACGCCTGATTTGTGTAGTTTCATTATTTATCATATCTTGAAAAACTTGCATCCACCATATACGATCGAATTGTGACATGTTGCGAAACCATTGCAATATTTCATTTTCATTATTTGAAACGTTCATGCTGTTATTATATTAATATTATAAACACATTAATATAATATACTAATCAATTTCTTTTAATAAAAATTGATTCATATTTTTCGTTAAGATATAATTATATATAATTCATAATTATGAGAAACCCTATTAGCGTTGCGTGTGGTATTTTGGAGGTCATTCCCAGTGAACAAAAAGAATTCATTTCGGACATACATTTGTATGTTACGGATTTAAAGTTTGTTGCACCCGAAGTGTTAGGAAAAGACCCAAAACATTGGCATAAATTTAGTCAAATTCTTAACAAATATATTTCACAAGATGATTACAATAATACAGAATGGTGTAAAGGGGTGATTAACATTTTTACAGATCCAAATTATGAAGTAGTATAAAAAAGAGGATGATTTATAACCAATTCCTGAACAATCATTCCCAACGACGCAATCATTGCTAGACGTCCATTATTCAACTCTTTATCCAATAATAATCCATTTTTTTCCTGAGCCAAGTCAATGTCAAAACTTAATCCAATATCGCCAGGTTGATATTCCTCTTTAAGTTCAAATGGATTAGTATATGGATTTTTCCATCCACGAAGCATTGAATTAAATTCAGACGCAAACATAATAGTTAAAATGGCGACTTTTCCTGAAGAAGGAAGTTCATCAAATCCGTGAATGGCTTGTTTGTGTGTAAATTGTTCTACAATGGGTATTAATGTTGCAGAAACCATACCAATACGTCCATGTTTTAATTCGGCTTCTCTGTAATAATTTACTTTTGTAGTATCCTTTGAAAATCCAAATGGATCAAATGACTCCAATGGTGGTGTAGAACCACGAATAACTGATGGGGGTGACAAGCGTTCAACTTGTATAATACGTGAAACACATTGTGTAAGCATAGATAAAGACAAAAGAAAGAAGATTCTCATTATACATAAAATATACATTATTTTTTATGTATTTTCCCTAAATATATAAAAAAAATATTACAGCATATATGCTGTAATGACGTGGCATATATTTTATTATATTCTGACGTGGCGTTTTTTCGTTTTATTAAAATATTTAGTACACCGTTTTTTACGTTTACACGTTTTTTTTGCTAACTTATATGCTTTCCCTTTTTTATTACACCCTTCTTCCAATAAATGAAAATCATAGAATACTGTATTGCCCCCGGTAATCGCACTTGCCAGTCGCGCAATGCCCCAAGATTCAGCGGTTTGATTTGGTCGAGAACCACTTGAATAGTACGCACCACGTCCTTTATTAACTATTTTTTCCAACGCATCAATACTACATTGAGTTTTTTCAGAAAGTTCTCTAGATGGTTTAATGTTCTCCATATTATAAATTTTCATTGCTTTATTAATATGTTTTGACTTCTTAGATTTATAGGATTTTACCTTGGGGCGTTCTAAATATTTTCCTTTTTTATAGAGTTTTCGAGAACGTAATATATTCTTTTTCTGTTGTATAATATCCTTTTTATCGAGATGTTTGGGAACGTATTTATCTGGAATACTCATTTATATTATAATAATATAAAAATAAAATTATGTATATTTTCAATGTCTAGTGGATTATTTGTGAATCCTACACTTTTTAATCCCATTGCAAATAAATTAAAAGTAATATTCTGCATACCCGGAAATCACTTTTCTAATAAATTTTTCATTTCGTGGACCCAAACACTATTAATATTAGGACATAAATATGATATTAAAATATCAAACCAGTACTCATCACAAGTTAATTTTGCACGCGCATTGTGTTTAGGTGCAAACGTATTAAATGGACCGGATCAGAAACCATTTAATAATGGTGGCATTGATTATGATGTAATTATTTGGTTAGACAGTGATATGGTGTTTACTCCCGAAATGATAGATAAGCTAATAAAAAATGGTATGCAACACAAGATATATTCAGGTATATATGCAATGGACGGTGGAAAACATTTATGTTGTGTAGAAGATTGGGATGAAGAATATTATAAAAACAATGGTTGTTTTAAATTTTTATCGTGTGAAGAGGGTGATGTAAAATTAAAAAACAATCATAAAATAGTGAAATGTGCATATGTTGGTATGGGATGTATGGCCATTAAAAAAGGTGTTATTGAAGATGAACGATTTAAATACCCTTGGTTCTTTAGAAACATTACAGAATTCAATCACAATGGTGAGATTATAACGGATGGAACAAGTGAAGATGTAAGTTTTATACGAAATCTAATTGATAGTGGTGTAATACAAGATGTTCCTGTAGATTTATCATTACGTTTTGGTCATGAAAAACACATAGTATATTAATTTATAGTTTATACATTATAAATTAACTAACAAATATAACGTTTATTTCTTATAGTTATCTGTAATTTTATTCTTACAAGCGGCGTTCGGACATCTTTTAACGAAATATTAATGCGTTTAAAAATGTTTTTAAAAATAATATATAAAACAATCCGCATATATATTGTTATAATGAACGAGGAAAATAACGTATTAACTATTCGAACCGTTCAAATCCAACCCATTCGTAATATGATTACAGCAATAAAAGATATATTAACCGATGCAACAATGACATTTACAAAAGAAGGATTAAAAATTATTAATTTTGATAAAACACATACTATTTTAGTAAATGTAAATTTAAATGCAATTAATTTCGAATCTTATAATTGTGGTCCAAATAAAATCATAGTGTGTGCAAATACTATTCATCTGTTCAAAGTTATTTCAACAATGTCAAATGATGATACATTATCTATTTATATAGAAAAAGATGATTATCATGATGGAGTTGTTTCCCATTTAGGGTTACAATATGATAATGGTTCAATTAAACAATGTTATAGTCAAAAACTGCGTCTTATTGAACCCGATACAGAAGAAATGAGCGTTCCTGATGTAGAATACTCTACTGTGATTAATTTACCTACAAGCGATTTTCAAAAGATCATTCGTGATATGAATGGCATTTCGGACAGAATTGAAATCAAGTCAGTTGGTCAGGATTTGATATTTTCCTGTGCAGGATCCTTTGCTAAATCGAAAATTTATCGTTCTGAATCAAATGGAAATATGGAGTTTATACAAAAAAGTGATGAAACGATTGTTATACAAGGTGAATTTTCTTTGAAAAGTTTGAGTCATTTTATAAAATGTACACCTTTGTGTAGTCATCTTGAAATGTATCTAGGTAATGATCTGCCATTAATAGTAAAATATAATGTAGCTTCATTAGGTGAAATTAAACTTTGCCTAGCATCATTGCCACCTGCCTAACTGATAATTTTTTTTCATTTGTTTTTCTTCTGCACTGGTCCACCATATTTTATTTTTCAAGTCATTTGACTGTAAATAATCATTATTTGGAATGAAAACGTATTCTGTAATGTTAGTAAAGCATATTTTCTGTTCTTGTTTTACTTCTTGTTTTACATCTTTTCTCACTGAATTAGAATAAAGATGTAATCGATGCTTAAAAAAATAAATATCATTCATTTTTAATAATATAATAAGTAATTATTATATTTTTATTTTTAAGTTAATGTTCCGGTTGATGCTTTTTAAAAATACATCCTTTATTACGTTCATCCGTAATTTCATAAAATATAGATGAATCTTGATAATCAATGTTATCCATCCATACTTTTATAATACAAAAACTTTTCTTTGGGGATATAGTAATACCATTAATGTGATTATTTACATTATCATCACTACAAAACGTCTCTCCAGTAACTAATTTAAATAATTTTCGCCATGTATCTGGTACAACCTTGTTATGTATTTTATATGAAAAACATCCCCCGTTTCTATTTTTTTCGTGTTCCCATTGTGGGTCAATGCCACTTCTCATTAAAAACAACATTGTATTTCTTAATACACCTTCATTAATTGTTTCATTAAGTTTAACCACTTCCTCAACAGAATTTATATTCTCCATGATTAATTTATAACTATCCAAATTCCAATTTTGATCGGTTGGTAAGTGGTAATACAAATTCCACTTATCATTCAATAAATGTGTTTGAGGCATACTTATCCTCTTGTAAATATAATATAAAATACATTTATATTGTATTATAAATCAATTTTACTATGTTAGTAATTATTCACATTTCTCTACAATACATTTATCTTTTTCTATGCGTAAATAATTATTAAACTCTAAAATATATTCATTTGTTTCCGCATCTATAATTACAATTTTATAATTATTATCAAATACATACGGGCTAAATTGATATTCTAACAAACGTTTTACAAAACAAGGGGAAAAAAGTTCATTTCCAACTAAAAAATAAGAATCATCCAAATAAAATGTAATTTTATTTTTCATAGATGGATGACTATATTCAATCGTTAAAAAAGATACATTGGATTTTTCTATTTCTTGCATTTTTACATCTGTATACATATTTATTTTTGAAATAACAGAATTATAATATTTTATTAAATACAATGAATCACATATATTACCGTAATTTACATATTCGTTTACCAATTTATCATTAGATTCGTCCAATGTTTTATTTATATTTTTTTTATCGAAATAATCTGGTAAAATCGTACGATCTTCAATCATAAAGTGCAATGAATTTTTAGTGTGAGTGTGTTCATATAATAGACAATTTGTTTGCCAATTCATAGCATCAGGTTGATATTTTACATTCATTAAATAACATATAACATTATAACTATTAGTATAAATTACATCCACACTTGTTTTAAATAATGCATTAGAATTATATACATTTTTTATGTAATCGCGGGCATCATTATAAATATTAATACATTGTAATGATTTATTTATAACCCAGGGTTTTCTAATCAATTCTTGAATATAACTATTCATTAACATTAATCATAAAAATATTTTTATATTATCTTATAAAAATATTTTTTATTCACTGATATACCATTACATAGCGGTTTAAATATCCAATGTTACTGTGTTCTTATCTGATTTTTGTTTACGTTTTTGTGTACGCTTAGGCATTTTTCCGCTACTCTGCGATAAATCACCCAATGATGTTGCACTAACTACTGAATCTTCTTTTTCTTTATTTATAGTAATATTTTTTGTTTTTAATCCAGCCAAAATGTTTTCAATGTCATCGTTTTTTGGTCCACGCATTTCAGGTCGTGCACTTTTTTCTTGCGAATTTAAACTCCCAAAACCATTTAGTTCTACCCCTTCCTCATTCATAGATGAACGTAAATCTGGCCGACTATTTAATGATGTTCTTGCGTCACGCCCCACTTTCGTTTGCTGTGGTGCGGGAGGAGGTCCACCTTTTGGACGCATATCTTCCTCCTTCATCATTTCATTTGCAAATGCAAAACCAGGGGACTTTTGGCTCATTGTATCTACAGTAGCATCTGTAAATGCCTTCATCAAATCCGGATTTTGACGAATAACATCATTAAAACCAGGAGCAGAACTAGAAAGAGCTTTATTTGTAAAACTGACCACAGCGGCACTAAATCCTAATCGCAATACAAGTGATAACTCGGGGGCCATTTTTGCACCTTTATATTTATCATGTAATTCAGCAAATATTTCTTCATAACTGTCAATATCATCATTTATTTGTTCACCCCAACCATCCAAATTAACACCAAATGGGTCAAAAGCAGCATTTGCGTATTCTAATGAATTTACTGCTGTCATAAACCACCACCCTTGTAATTTAATACTATCTTTAGTACGCTTATCTTCCATTGCCGTTTCGTATTCATCTTCTATTTCATCATAAGGCGACTCCATTGTTAAATTATTATAACCTTTCAATTGACCCTTTTCATGCCACCCATCCAATTTTTTTAACATAAGACGCTTTTTGCGACGCATTTCGCGCTCATTCATCTTGGGTGGTGCAGGATTAAAAAAGCTTGTTGCTTGCTTTAAAAATCCATCTGAGTTTTGTCCAATTGTTTCGGCAGTTGCTGCCCCTAATTTTGAATCCGTTTTATCTTCGTCAATGTTCAATTGTATAGGTTCAGTATCCAATTTAATAGTAGATGGTTTATCTTCAAAACTACTTAAATTTACTGTTTCGCCCAAATTTACAGACGACCCGCCACCTGTTCCTGTCAAGTCATTTAACTCATTTTCTAGCGCATTGAGATCACCAACTTCAATATTACCTCCCCCTGACAAAGGGATATTTTTTTCATTCATTAATAATTCAATACCTGGCCCAAATTTCGTTGTAGAAATATCGTTACTCCCAACATCTTGCAATGTACCATCAATGTCTAAACTTACTTCTTCCATTATGATAGTTAAAGAAGAATTATTTTTAAGTTTAACGCACATATTATATTTTATTTTCTAAATACCAAATACCTTGTAAAAAACAATCAGCCAAATCATCTTTCTTTTTTACTTCTAAATGACCGTTCCATTGGTCATACAAATTATACTTCTTCAACATTTCAACCGAATAAGTAATTGCATTTTTTTTATTCTCTTTATATCCTGTACCCTCTTTCTCAAAATATTTTAATTTATTTTGTGAACTTATAAATTGTATATCTATACTTTCATTTTTCATTATAAAATATTGTGCTAACATACCTTGTATTGTTTTCATACGGTTGGCAATTGGACTTATTTGATTTTCAATAATTACCAAATCTATTTCCGCTGTAACAAAACATTCATTACTTTTTAATTTTATTTTTTTACCTAATTCTATCAAATCATATTGGTCACATTTCTTTCCTTTTTTATTACATTCACTTAAACACCGGTTATTATAAAATTCTAAAAATGTGTCAATACATTCCTTTTTTGTTTTCTTTTCTATTTTAAGAAAATGACTATTTACCAATTTAAATAACTCATCGACGGATTTTTTATATAATTTAGTTTTTGTATAACTCTTATTTGGAACAAAGTATTTACTTTCATTTGCATGATTTTTACAAAAAAACAAATTATCTTTATTATAATACGCCTTCTTGTTACATATTTTTTTGTTTTTTAGTACAGCATTACACTTGCGTGTTTCTAACATATCATCTTCAATTAAGTTCATTATACCCCATTTATCTATTTTTACTTCATTATTACACAAATCTAAAATACAATATGCCATATTTTTGATTCCTACATCAAAACTTATTAATTTCATTTTATAGAATACTATAAAATGATATTTAACTTACTTTTCATCGAATTTAATATTTGGTGCTATTTTACGTTCCGCCAATTCAAATTTCATCATATAATTCTCTTTTAAATCACTATTATCTGTATAAACAATATCAACAATATTTAATTTATTTTCTTTTGATACTTCATTTAAATTTGTATTCATAATATTTGTAGCTTCTTTATTCATTACCTTTCGATAATCACAATTTTTTATAACGGGTTCACCTAAACTACTATTTACACTAGGACGTCCAAATACCTTTAATATAGGATCATTTTCATTATACTGTCTATAATCCCCTTGTATTTCTTTATAAGCTTGATTAATATCCATAATATATATTAATCAAATATTTTATTCGTTAATTAATAGCGAAACCAAATCCGGTTTTTTCATTTTTGATACAGCGTTTGACAAATTTCTATCTTTCACCATTTGTTTTAACTGTGCAACATTCATTTTTTCATACTCCTTTGTAATATCTTCCTTTTTTAAAGATTCTATCTCTTCTGTTACTTGTCTTTTTACTTCACCCTCTTTATCATCACTATCCTCAACATCCTCTTCTTGTACTTCACATTCCTGACTCTCCTCATCTTCATCTTCACCTTCCTCACTATCCTCCTCATCACCTTCCTCACTATCCTCCTCATCACCTGCCTCACTACCCTCCTCATCACCTTCCTCACTATCCTCCTCATCACCTGCCTCACTACCCTCCTCATCACCTTCCTCACTGTCCTCATCATCTTCATTTTTTTCAGATTCATTGGGGTACTCCATTTCTCTGTACTCTTCTGCTTCACCATAATATTCATCACTATTGACATTACTTAATGGTACTATATTTTGAATTCCATTGTCACTTTCATCATGATTCAGTTTCTGTACAACATTGTTTACAATCTGTAACAATGTTTCGGTCTTCTCTTCCATTGCTCCTAAACGTTGTCTAAAATGATAAACGAGTACAACTACTAATATTGAGCTGATAAGTATACTTGCTACAAAAAATGTATTTAAAAATCCGTAAACCTCCATATAAAGATTTTTATATAATATACTATTAAGACAAACGTATTATTTAAATCTATTTACAAATATATTTTAATATTGCCATTTTATATAAATGGAAGACGAAAATAATCAAAAAGTTTCCAATAAAATAGATCTTAATTTTGATAACAAAATGCTTATCATAGTCGTATTATGTATTATTTTGTTCTTTTCACTTTTAGGAGTGAATCTATTCTTCTTTTTTGGAGGTATATTTGAAAGCGTGACAAAATTTGTAATGCCCTTGTTTAGACAAATATTATCTTTACTCGGTTTCTCTGCTGGTACTATTATTAACAAAACCGCGGATGTAGTTGGAGATACAGCAAAATTCAGCGTCGATATTGCTGAAGGTACGGTACAATCTGTCGGCACTTTACTGCAAAAGGCAAGTGCAGGCGGATTAACTGATGATATGCGTCGCAATTTCAAAGATTCGATGAATGTCACGCCATCATCGTATGAAAATTCTGTACTCTCAACGGCAGCATCAAAGCGTTCATCTTGGTGTCTTGTTGGAGAATATCAGGGTAAACGCGGTTGTGTTGAAATAAACGAAGGTGACAAATGTTTAAGTAAACAAATTTATCCTAATAAACAAATGTGTTTAAATCCTACGCAAACAAATAATATGCAACACGTAAACAAAGCAGCTGCGCGTAATCAGCAATAATCATTATATGTAAATGTTACATTTACATCTTGTTTCGAACCATTTTTATATGTACATAAACTTATATCATCAAACCGGTCAGTTACTGTCATTTTAACTGACCCATATAAATATGTTTCATTGTCATATGTGTAGTCATATGACTTGTAAGTATAGTTAGAATATTGAATACCTTCACCATAATCGTATATTAATATATTATTGTTTAATATATTTATAGATGGATCAATACGACTTAACTTAATGGGTTCTTCTTTTCCAATATTTACAAAATAATAAACACCTTGTTTTAAATTATATGTTATGTTTGATTGATAATATGTATCAAACACATAATAATTTTTAGATATATCTTGTAATGATATTGCTTCTGTATTTTTTAAATTATATGCATTGTTGTTTATGTCATAATCAAAATAGACAAAATTACTTAGACATCGAACATAATTTTCAACGGTAATATTGGATGTTGTTATTGCTAACTGATTAACAACACTATTTGTGCTTGTATTTTGGACGACCATTGCATTTTGTTTGGCATTGTCAGAATAGGATAATACATTTAAAGAATTGTAATTGTTTGAATTTGTTTCTATACTACCACTATTAATACTATTAAAACTACAATCTTCTTGTATAAGTAAGTTATTTGTATCTATATTTGTCATTATACCGATTTTTATATCAAAATCACCCAAACTTGTTAGGTTCTGAGTTGATATAACCGGTGTAATACCAATATCATATACATAATCACTTGTGCTGTTTAAATTTATATTATTAATGGATACATTTTGTAAATAAATAATACCAGTAAAATCTTTATTGGTTTCTTTATTATAATTAAACGAAACGTCAAAATTAACATTACTTGATTGAAAATTTACATTTAAACTAGCAGTGATACTATTATTAAAACTTAAATTACACGCAAATGATGATAAATTTATACTATTATTTTGAATGTAAATGTTACCTTCACGTCTTAAACTAGTTGATTTCATAACACCATTTATATACAATGCAATTGGAAAGTTAATATCAACAATTGTATTGTCACTTTGTGGTTTTAAAGTATATAATTGAAGTACATTACTTGTTGAATTATTCAACACAAATTTATTTGACTCATAATTCGATAGTATATTATAAGGATATCCTTCATTTAATATGCCATAATTAATAGTTTCTTTTTTATATTTATAGAGGGGAACAGATTCATCAAGATATAAATCTATATTTCCGGGTACATTTGCTGCTGTTGAATTCGTTTTTATTATAGTATTAGGACATCCATTATCCAATGTCTTTATTTTGTAAAATGTTTGATATGTATCATTTAAATCTCGATTATAAAATGAGACAAAGGTTTTTGGTACTTTTAATTTACTTTTATTGTTTACAAAAAATGACCATTTCTGTTTTTGAGTTAAATCATTTGTTTTATTTGATGAAGTATTATTTGCATATTTTAATATTTCAGCTTTACGTCGCATATCTAAATCAAATTGTGTATATGCAGTAGTAGTATATGGAGATTCAACTTCATAACGACTAATTGGTATATGTAATTGTTGCTTTTTTTCTCGTTGTAAACACATATCACTTAATGTTGTCATTTATAATATATATTATAAATGATAATAAATTTATGTTTAAACCTTAGAACTATACCATATATTGGACAAATATCCATAGTAATCTTCTTCGCCTACTCCAGTAGCATATTTGCTTGTAGACATGTTAGGACCGTTATTTACAATGCTGTTAATTTCAAATACGTTAAGTGCTTTTGCAAAATAGCGCAAATCTGATAATTTTCCAGCAAAACCACCATTCTGATTAACTACAACATCCTGGTAATTTTGTTTGGGTGTATGGTCTAATACGGCACGTCCAGATATAGTACCATTTATATATACATCCATTACTGTGTTTTTCATACGAATAGCAACATGAAACCATTTCATAATAGGAATATTATCAACAGTAACTGTGTTTGTGGGATCACCCGCTTTAACTGTATTCATTTTTACATACAACTGATTGGTATCTGGACCATAATATAAACCAGGACTATTATTAACCACATCTAAATTATTTACCCCAGTAGGAGCATCTCCTTTGCTAAATATGTGATTATACTTTGTTCCTGATGCTGATGGTACGTCCTTACCCATACGTAACCATACACCCCACGTAAATTCTAAACCAGTATTTTCATTGTTTGATTTGAAAATAGGTGTATAATCCGCTGACTTTGGGTCTTGGCTAACTACTACGGGTTCAGTCCCATCCAATAGTCCCTGCACTACATAGGGGTGCTTACCTGGTTGTGTAAAGTAAGCAATTAACGTTATACCAATGCGAATTAAAAAGGTAAATACAATTACCACTAAAATTAAAAATCCAAACTTAACAACCATTGTATTTGAATCTAAAAACGATTTTGACCCTTCTACATTTTTTGTCAAGTCATCTACGCCTGCATTTAATGATTCCTTAGCACTTGATATGCTATTACTTAATGTTTCATATCCTTGGTTAAAAGCATCAGATGATTGTTGTCCAATATTATCAAAAGTATTTTGAGTTGATGACATTACTACTTATATACTATATTAATACATAAGTAATTTCCTAAAATAAGGTAAATTTAGATTGTTCAATATTATCCTTAAATAATGAAAGGTCTACACCATACGCAGGTAATATACCACTACGTCCATTTCCTTCCATATAAATATCATATACCTTTTGTGGATTCAATGGCTCGGCCCAGCGTTTAAATTTTGTAATATATCCCTCAAAAGAACCACTGCTTAATGTCCAGGTACTTGGTGTACCGTGTGTATATTTGGCAGATTTAACTAATTTGCCATCCATATAAACATCAATAATTTGATTGTCAATGCTTATTGTTAAACATACCCACTTTTGAATGGGGAAATTATCAGTAATTATTAATTCCGCTCCCGATGTTGCAGCAGTAGAAGCATATTTTAAAGTAGGTGTGCTTGCTGCTAAATAAAGTTTTGTACCAGCTGGATTTTGAGTATCACCATTACTAAAAGTAATAAATGGGCACTCACCACTATGTTTCTTTACATAAACCCAAATACTATGAGCATATCTTGTCGAATTTGGACTGCTTAAATCTTCCGGTGTAACGCTTGTCGCCGAAGTGGTGACATTTTTATAGTCAGAAATTTCCTGTGACACATTTGTTACATATTGATAAATTACATATATCAACACGATTAATACGATTCCTAAAATTACCAAAGTAACGTTCATTTTATATATATATACTATAAATATTTTACAACAAGGGAGGATTAAAACTCTGGTATAAATTATAAATATACGCTATTTGCATTTTTGACAGCGGTTCTTCAAAGTATTTAACATTACATATTGCACCATTGCTGTCATCATCATCGCCTATATAAATATTGTCATAAATACTATGGTTGGGACTTTTATCAGTTAATAAAATGGTCTTACGTAGTTCTCCATTTATGTATATAGACACTTCATTACCACTGTAATTAAACACAAAATGATTCCATTTTTGTAGTGGTAAACTCACTTCATAACGGTCTATTTCTCCTTGGTCGTTTATTTTATTATTATTTGTATACTCTATAACAAATACGTGTGGTTCTCGATTATTTGGATCTAGTACAGGAGGTGTTATCTTGTCGACTGCATCATATTCTGTAACATTCGCATCATTATATTGCTTATTTTGGATCATTAATTTGGGTTTACTTGCATAATCAAATATAGTATATTTTTCATTTGTATTTGGTGGAGTATTTATATATACCCACATACTAATACTATAATTGTGTCTAGCTATTTTTTCATTGTTTTCTTCCATTGCCAAATCATAACCACTAAATATAGAGCGACGTTTTTCTAAAAACATGGGATTTTCTAATAATTTAGTTCCCTGTAATGATAATGTGCTTTCGATAAATGGTAAAAAGTATATTGTTGCAAGAATAATAATTAATTCAACAATGTATAATATATACACTGCGGGTGGTGAATTTTTAAAATCTCGTATTATATATTTTATAAAATCTACTATCATACACGGGATGTAAAATAACAAATAAGCAAGAAAACCTAAATTACCATCTAACTTTTTCAAATAATCTCCTAAAAATATATATGCAATACTTAATGCTACAATGACCCCAAATACTAATAATGCATAAAATATACGTTTTGTTACATCTAATTTGTATATGGATAAATCAACATAATTAAATAATATAAATGTTCCTATCATTATACCAATTGCACTAAATGCCATTTTTGCGGACGAACTGTCAAATGCCGATACTGCGTTTCCTAATTTGAAATATAGGTAAATAAGAGGTAAAAGTACAATAGATATGTAAATCACTATATTTGAACTTTTATAAAGCAAATATGGGTCTTTAATCGCATAAAATATAAACACTGTTATACAAGCTAGTAAAATATACAAAATTCCGTATGATGTCATATTATCTTTAAATTCATTGTCTGTATTTAAAAAATTAAGAAAAGTTGTAATAAAAGGAGGAAGATCATCTATTTTCTGTATATTGTATAAAACAATTAACGCTCCTATTATTGAAAATACTATCCAAAAAAATATTTCAGTTACTTTCATTAATATTATTAATATATAATAATATTACATATTCTCCATAGCCGTTTTTTTTCCGTGACATTCTCTACACATTGCTACTAAATTATCTACATGATTAGAACCACCATATTCCAATCGTATTTTATGATCAACTTCAAACCATGCTGTTAGTTGTTTTTTACAATCACCACATTTCCAGTTTTGGTTAGATGCAACATATTTTTTTTTCGTTTCACTTACTGATCGTTTTGTTGATTTCTTTCCCGATTGTTGTATTTTATCGACACTTTGCTGTGGTTGATTTCCGCCACTGTTTTGCATATAATTATTTGCACTAAAATTCAAAAAGGGACTTATTATCTTATTACTATTTTTGTCTAATGGCATGTATTTTAAGTATTCATTTGACGTTTTTATAATTTCTCCTGCTCGCAATGGGTCTCGTTTTATTAGTACATATAACATAAAAGCACCAAAAGCAACACCACCCATTTGCAAATATTTTTTAGAGTCCAATACGGTTTTTATATACTTACCGTCTGTATAAATGTTTCCAATAATAATACCTGTTATTAATAAAAATACTAATTCTATTCTCATTTATATTATAATTGTATTATAATTTTATCATATAAATTGTTAGTATACCAACAAATATGTAGAACAAATAAACATAATGTTTTTTTAAATGTATCATATACGTTTTCAATGTCGTTTTATTTACATACTTTTCTTTATATAATTCGTGCGCTTCACGTCGCGATATTTGCGGTTTACCGATTTTCTTGTTTATATAATTATGAATAAAATGCATCCATTTTTGAAAATCTTTATTATTTCCCAAATAAGGTGTAACCGGATATTTATCTAATAATGCACTAAATTTTTTTCCTATTTCAACATCTGGTATAAATAATGGCATATTCATAATTAAATCATAATATTTTCTTTTTACAACTTCATTTGGTGTTACAGGATAATTATAAGCAATAGTATGAAGAAAAAACCAAAAATGAGGTCCCCAAATTTCTGATTCGTATTTCATTATATAAATTAAAAGACATTATAATAGTAAAATATAAAGATTATGTTACTATTTTTTATATCTTATGAGTGATAATTATTGTAATAACTGTGGAAAACAGGGGCATTTATATCATCAATGTAAATTGCCAATTACAAGTAATGGTATTATTGCATTTCGAATTAATAACAATAATATAGAATATTTAATGATTTGTAGAAAAGACAGTTTGGGTTATATTGATTTATTAAGAGGTAAATATAATTTATATGATAAAAATTACTTACTTGAAATGATTAATCAAATGACCATCCAAGAAAAAGTTAAAATTTTAAAAAATGATTTTGACTTTCTATGGAATGACCTTTGGGGATTAAATAATGCTTCAAAGTATAAAAATGAAGAAAACATTGCCCGAGATAAATATTTTAAATTAAAACAGGGGTATCAACTAAATAGTGAAAATGTTTCATTTAAATCGCTAATTAAAGATTCTAATACTAAATGGGAATGTCCGGAATGGGGATTTCCAAAAGGACGCCGAAATTTTCAAGAAAAAGATTTTCAATGTGCTATTAGAGAATTTTGTGAAGAAACTGGATATAAAAATAATATACTACACAATATCGATAACATTATGCCATTAGAAGAAATATTTACAGGTTCGAATTATAAATCATACAAACACAAATACTTTGTCTCATTTATCAAATATGAAGATAGTTTAAATACATACAAAATACAAGACACTGAAGTAAGCGAATTAAAATGGTTAACCTATGAAAATGCTTTGAAAAAAATACGATGTTACAATTTAGAGAAAAAAAATGTGCTAGAAAACTTACACAATATTCTCACAAGTTATCGTATGTTTTTACTATAAAATATTTTTGTATTATATATGAATAATAATACAAAAGAAAAACGTTGCCCCAAAGGTTCACATAGAGACCCTATAACAAAAGAATGTGTAGAAATTGCTAAGAAAGATAACGTAAAAGAATCCAAATATCAGATTGAAAAAGCAATGGGACATGGAGCTCGTAATCAAGTAGAATTTGTAATATCAAACGATTTTTTATATAATGTTAAAAATATTTATTCGCGAAAAGATTATAATGCAATTAAAGTGGAACATTTAAAAAAACTCCACGATAAATTAAAATATGAAGACGAAACCAGAAAAGGACGAAAATTTATTAAAACATGCCCTAATAAAAACAGTTTAATTGATGCTATTTTAGAAATGCAAAATGAAATTAGAAAAAAAAACGGATTGGATGAAAATGCGACAGAAGTTGTGGAAACTGTACCAGAAATACCCAGTCCAATGGAAGAAAAAATCAAACCAATAGATGAATCCATTTTCGAAAACAGTATTAAAATACCTTCTTTCATAATAGATAAAGATGATACATCTAATAGAGAACTCGATTTAGGTGAAATTCCAAAAAACAAAGAAGATGCTGAATACAATGATTACTTAAAAAAGAAAGAACTTATGGAATATAATGAAAATAAAACAAAAATTCATTTTGAAAATTTATATCCTACTCTTGATGACCCGAATTTTAGTTCAAAAATATCTCTATTTAAAGAATTTGATCAAACAAAATATGATGGTCAAATTAGAAACATTGAAGAACACGCAAATAAATTGTGTAATGCAGAAGTTGAATTATCACCTCACCAAATGTTTGTTAAAAACTTTATGTCAAACAAAACCCCATATAATGGATTGTTGTTATATCATGGTGTAGGTACCGGTAAAACATGCAGTGCTATTGGTATATCAGAAGAACATCGTAAAATAACTGCACAACACGGTAATAAAAAACGTACTATTATAGTGGCTTCTCCAAATGTTCAAGATAATTTCAGAAATCAACTTTTCGATGAAAATAAACTAGTCGAAAAAAACAATATATGGTCTGTGGAACGCTCTTGTGTTGGTAATGATTTTTTAAAAGAGATAAACCCAAGTAATACATTAGGATTGCAAAGAGAATTTATTGTACGCCAAATAAAAAGTATAATAAACAACAATTATGTATTTATGGGTTATACTGAATTTTCACGTTATATTCAGAAAAAAGTTAAAATAGATGATAGCGTTGACGTCAAAACCAAAAAAAATTTATATCAAGACAAATTACAAAAATTATTTAATGATCGATTAGTCATTATTGACGAAGTACATAATATTCGCATTTCAGACGATAACAAACAAAAACAATTGGGTCGTCAGATGATTGATGTTGCAAAGTATAGTAATAATATGAAATTATTGTTACTGTCTGCTACACCCATGTACAATTCATACCGAGAAATTATATGGATTATTAATTTATTAAATTCTAACGACAATCGCGGTACTTTAAAAACAGACGAGGTATTTAAAAAAGACGGGACATTTACGGATAATGGCGAAGAATTGTTGCAACGAAAACTTGTTGGTTATGTTTCATATATACGTGGTGAAAATCCATATAGTTTTCCTTTTCGAATTTATCCCGAACATTTTGAACCAAACAATAAACCCAAAAATTATCCAACAATTCAATTCAATAAAAAAGAAATAAGTAAACCAATTCAACATATTCCATTATATTATTCGAATATGGGAGAATTTCAAGCAGCATCATATAAAAAAGTTATTACTAATTTATCAGAATCAGAAAAGATTTCATTTGAAAATATGGAAGCATTTGGATATACCTTATTACAAAAACCAATTGAAGCAACCACTATAACTTATCCATCCGTTGATAGCGAAAAGGAGTTTTTCACGGGTAAAACAGGACTTCAACACATTATGAAATTTAAAACGCAAACAAATCCAAAACCAATGAAATATGATTATAGTTACAAACCGGAAGTACTCAAAGAACACGGTAACATTTTTTCATTGGAAAAACTTAATTTATATAGCGGTAAGTTACACAAAATAGGGAATGTTATTAAAAAATCTAAAGGTGTGATATTAATATACAGTCAATATATTGAAGGTGGCGTTATACCCGTCGCATTGATGTTAGAAGAAATGGGATTCCGGCGTCATACATCAAATCCACAAGGAAAATCATTATTTAAAGACGCACCTGCGGAAGGTATTGATTACAGAAATTATAAACCCAAAAGCACTTTTAAAAATGAAAAGGAATTTAAACAAGCAAATTATTGTATGATTACCGGCGATGCCAATTTTTCTTATGATAACAACATTGAAATCAAGAAAATAACAAGTAAAGAAAATAAAGATGGAGAACTTATAAAAGTCGTTATTATTTCCAAGGCAGCATCAGAAGGTATCGATTTTAAATTCATACGTCAAGTACATATTATTGAACCCTGGTATAATATGAATCGTATTGAACAAATTATTGGTCGCGCTGTTCGCCAAGGAGGTCATTGTTTTTTACCTTTCAAAGAACGTAATGTAGAAATTTATTTACACGTTGGAAAAGAAAAATCAATTAAACACGAAACACCCGATATGTATTTATATCGTCTTGCAGAGAACAAAGCAATACAAATTGGAAATATTACTCGTATGTTAAAAAATGCTAGTGTCGATTGTGTATTAAATATTGGACAAACAAATTTTACCATTGAAAAATTACAAGAACAAGAAGAAAATAAAGAGATTAAAATTAAATTGTCTTCGGGAAAACTCATTGATTATAAAGTGGGCGATAGACCATACAGCGAATTATGTGATTATAAAGACAATTGCTCATATAAATGTTTAAGTACAATCGATTTCAAAGACAAAGAAATCATAAATACAAATTATACAAATGAATATGCTGTTATGAATTATAATGTTATTGTAAAAAGAATAAAAAATGCTTTTGTTTTACACAATATTTATAAAAAAGATGACCTAATTAATGAAATTAATTCCCAACGTGTATATCCAACAGACCAAATACTTTATGTTTTATCTCAAATGATTGATCACAAAAGTGAATTAATAAATGACAGTTTGGGTAGAACCGGAACAATTATAAATAAAGATAAGTATTATGCATTTCAACCTCTTGAAATAAATGATGAAAGTATATCAATACTAGAACGAACAAAACCTATTGATTATAAACACTCAAAAATTAATTTCAAAGACAAACTTATTGAGGAACCCAAAAAAATGGATGCATCAGTCAAAACATATAAAAATATACTTGAAAACATTCAAAATATTGTGGGAAAAATAAATAATCCAAGCGATAAAAAGCCAAAATCAAATGATAATTTTTATATACACGCCGGATATAGTAAGATTTATCATATTTGTGTTAATATTTTAAAAATCCCGAAAAATAGTTATAAAAAATTTATTATATTTCACTTTATTGATGAATGTAACGTTAATGATAAATTAATTATACTCAAAGAAATATATTTTACAAAACGTAAAATGAATGATACTGAAAAAATATTTGTTGAATATTTTGACAATAAAATGATATATTTGAAAAAGAAAAAATGTGTGCTTTTATATCATCTCAAAAAAAATTACGTATATGAAATAAATGATGATAATTTAAAAGAAGTCCCTATTAATGAATCTAATAAAAAATTATTTGAAGAAGAAAAAGCCAAATATAAAGTGATTGACAAAAGCATCTATTATTCCATGATTGGTTTCCTTCATAAAGATAAAAATGATAATTTAATTATCAAAATCAAGGATATTATATCCAAAACATATGTTAATTATGGCGTAAATGCTACTTCATTAAACAAAGAAGATATTATCAAACGCGTTTCTTGCATATTAGACCCCGTCTATTGTAAAACTGTATTGAATCCATCAACTTCAAATGAAATCGTAAACGATTTTAATGCATTTTTAGATAGTAAAAGTGGTAGTGATACTATTAAAAGTTCTATTGTCGTAAAAGGTTTTTGTGTTATTTTAGAACTCATATGTCGTTATAAAGATGTTAATTCTTTAGATGGAAAACGGTACTTTTTTGATTTAGAAACATCTTATATTAATAACGTTTTGAATATATAAAATTATAATATGTAACCATATATTATAATATGTTAAGATTTGGTAAAAAAACACCAACAAAGACAAAGACAAAGACAAAGACAAAAACCCCGTCTACGCGAAAAAAAACACCAAAAAGTGCATCCAGAAGGACTACATTAAAAAAACGCAAAGAAAATACATTTCTAGTGGGCTTTTCTAGAAAAATGGGTCTTCCCCATAATGTTGTTGTTGCACTATTATCTATTTCTGCTGGTGTTATGCATAAAAACATAAATAGTAAAAAAATCAAGAATTTGGGTAAAGTAAAAAGCGACGATGAATTTTTCTATAAACTTGCTGAAATGTTTGTTAAAAATAGCAATCCGAAAATGCGCAAACAAGCAAAATTCTTAGAGAATATATTAACTAGTTTATACGGTCAGAAAGGAGGAAATGGAGAAATCAAGGTAAAATCTATTGGTGAATACAGGAGTTACAATTATACTTTATTGGGCATGATGATATTTTTTGGATTACAGTTATTTGTTTTATTATATTCCACAACCAATATGGTTGATATTGCAAGTGACCCTGATATGCCTCTCAGTTATATTAAAGACATTGGGGTAAATTTATATACCGAAGGCAGTGATGTTTATGATATTGCAAAAATATGTGCTAATTCTAGTTCAACTACATCATTGGGCCTAATTAGTAAAGTATTACCAGAGGGTAGTACTATCAAATACGCCACAAATGTTGCGAATTATTACACTTGCTTTATTGAAAAGAAAGATGATCTTGAATTTAAACGATGGTTTGAAACTGAATATGGTAATAAAGATGGACAATACGATTTCGGGAAAGAACATTATGAAATGCAAAATTCTATGGCTCTTGTTGTTAGCCAAACAATGACCAAAAGCGGAAATCAGCTTGCATTACCCGCTCCTAGTGCTGAAGACAAAATTACCGATGTGCTTTTATCAACTGTTGATCAATCGAAACAATTACAAATAATCACAATCGATGCTATTACAAAGAAATTAGACGATGCTCTACCTAAGCGCCCTAGCCGTTCAACTACAGTACCTGAATACAAAGAGTTTTTAGAAGTTAAATTATTAAAGCTCGATGAAATTATTAATATGTTAGACGAAAACGAGAAAATAGAAGAACTCGTTGATAAACATTTAAAAGAAGAATTAGAAAAAGCAGAAAAAGATAGTAAAACAAACGAAGAAATTACTGTATTAGGTGCATTATATAGCGTATTTGAGAAGAATAGACAAGGTATAATGCAAATGGTTACTAGTGCATTATTTTCCACAAATCCTGTCACAATTGCTGCATATAATATGAAAGTTGGTCTAATTAAACATAAATTGAGCATTGCCCACGCTTTAAATAATTTGCGAGGTACTGAAATAGAAATAGGAGCACAAATAGATTTGTTGGTTACTCAATCAGAAACCCTTTTCCAAACATTTAGCTCATTATTTAAACAAACCATTTATTTACTTTCGGTTGGAAGTGCCATTGTATTAATGTATAAAAAACGTAAAACAAAGGTCATCGAAAAGGACGGTAAAATTGTTGGATTAGATTTGCGTGATGGCGAATCTACAGGATATTTAGAATTAACAAATGGTAATCTAATAAAAAATGATTAATCTATAAAAATTGATTAATAATATAAAAATATATTATTAATATATTGTAATAATGAGTTCAAACGATAGAGAACAGAAGATCTATGGTATATATGTTCTTTCTGCATTAGAGAGAAAAGTGCGTTTACATATTAATGAAGTCGGGAAAACGGTTAAACAAAATATAGAAAGTAAACTAAAGTCAATGCTACAAGATAAGTGCATTCCCGAAGGAATTATCAAAAATAATAGTATTAAAATTATTAGTTACACAAGTGGAAACGTTGAAGGAGAATCTATTGTATTTAATTGTAGTTTTGAATGTTATATTTGTAATCCAGTTGAGGGAACCCTTATCGAGTGTAATGTTAAAACCGTCACAAAGGCAGGAATTCACGCAGAATATTTTGACACAGAATCTAATAGTGTTCCTCTTCATATATTTGTTGCCCGCGACCATCATTTTAATGATGACACTTTTAATAAACTTAAGGAAAACGACAATATTACCGTAAAAGTAATCGGTACACGATATGAATTAAACGACCCTTATATTTGTGCAATTGCTAATATTTCAAAAGTTAAGTAAAATGGATATAAAAGCAATAAAAGCGTATTATATATAAATGGATCGTTTGAAAGAAAATATTGAAAAGTTGGATAAACTATATCAAATAGAAGTTTTAAAGATTTTTTTAAAGCATAACATAAACATTAATGAAAATAAAAATGGGATATTTATAAATCTTACTACTATTAACAATGATGTACTTTTTAATGAAATAAACGATTATTTGGAAAACTTTCATATGCAAGAAAAACATTTTCAAGAAAATGAAGACATCAAAAAGCATTTAGAAACCGCATATTTTTGTTAATATACTTATTAAATGCATATAAAGGTAAGTATATAATATTTATTATATGAAGCAAATTAATATTATATTGGATCACGTGTATAAACGCAATAAAATTAGTAATAATCAACATATTACTAATTTAAGACCCTATTTTTTTACAAATGCAAAAAAAACTCAGTTTAATAAGCATGTAATCGTTAAGAGTATTATAAAACTGCACAAGAAAAATATTAAAAATGTATTAGAAGAAACATGTGTATATAATTTTAAAGATACTGTTGTAGAAAAAAACACACTGGAAACGAATCATACACATACACCTATTCAAAAAAATATACGTACTAATACTTATGATGATTATAGATTACACAAGCATTGTAAAGACACGCTATATTGGAATATGTACATTTTAAATTATGGATATTTAGAGTATATCAATATTCATCATCGTTATGGAAATGTCATGTTAGACGATAAAATCAATATTTCCAATTTTATTAAAAGTAATGTTTCTCTTATGAAAATGTGTAACTACAAAATGTCCAAAGCGTATATTAATGAAATGGCGAGCTCTCTTGTATGTGAAAATAATACTAATATTAATACATTATATGCATATGTTGTTTATTATAAATGTAATATAATTGTCCTACATCATACTGGTAAATATTTTATTTCATTTACAAATGAAAATAACAGCAAAACACACATTGTTAAGTACACTGACAAAAAAACATACTCGATTGTAGAAGAAAACTGTAAAAATGTAGATGCATTCACTAACAACAAAATAAAGTTTGTCAACTATAATAAACCCCTCAATGGTATGAGTAGTTATAAAATGGACCAATTGCGTAATTATGGTCAAATAATGGATGTTGATATTAATAAAAAAAAAGAAGAATTATATTTTTCCATTTATGCAAAACTGTTGTGGTAAACTATTTTTTTATGCTTAATACATAAAAAAATTGAATTAAATAGTTATTATGTATAATTACTATATATGGAATCGAAATCATCAATGACATTAGATCATTTGGTAAAACTTTATTTAGAAAGCCAACCAATCATAAAAGATAATTATAAGGAGAAGGAATTCGAAATACGCTTTGGTTCTAACCCCAAATTACAAAAACCATTGAATCGTGTTGACTATGAAAATGTGGTTAAACATTTATTATCTTGTGGTTTCACTTCGGAAAATTTAAATGGATTCCAAATGCTTCGCATTAATAACGAATTTATTGACAAGCGTTCTGGTATGACGAAACTATCCACAATACGCGTCGAACTAAACGGAGAAGACATGATTAATGCATATTGTGTTCATAATGATTTGCAGAAACTTATTGATTTACACTCTACTACGGGTAGTAAAATAAAGTTTACACAGAAAAATTATGCATTAAACAAAGATGACCAACAAATTAGACCTATTGATATGCCTAATTTTAATATACGCGCTGCTTTCCAAACTGAACAAGATTTTAAACATTATTCAAATATTTCAAAATCTATTGTTCGCAGTTGGAACGATTCTAAAAAAATATTCCGTTTGATTAATCGCGTACGTTTTTCACACCCTGATTATCCTATTTTCGTGGATATTAGTATTGTAAAATCGTCATCTCGTGTAAATAAACGTCTTGTTCCTCAATATACAATTCAAGAATCCAACACTTTTTCAAATAGTGAACATTATGAAGTTGAATTGGAAATGGATAATATGAAGGTAGGCACGGGAACACAATACGAAGATACAACTGCATTAACTTCCAAAATAAAACAAATGATACGTTTAGTATTAAGTGGTTTACAAAATACAAAATATCCCGTATCATACGACACCCAAAAAGAAGTCGCAAATGATTATCTTGAACTTATACATGGAAAACAAATACCATCATATATACAAACAAAACACTTTATCGGTCCTTCATCTTATACTCTTCAAATGGAAAACATATGTAAAAATCCACAAGATTCTGTTGTTCCAAATATTACAAAAAACTTTTGCGTTACTGAAAAGGCAGATGGAGAACGCCGCTTATTATTTATTGACAAAGAAGGAAAAATGTACAATATAAATACAAATATGCAAATTATATTTACTGGTGCAAAAACAGAAGAAAAATTATTGTTTAATACATTACTTGATGGTGAATACATAAAAACAAATAAAGTTAATGACAACATTAATCTATATGCCGCTTTTGATATTTATTACTTAAATGGTAAAGATATACGCTCACTTCCCTTTGTCAATGAAACCGATGAAAAACGCAATTTCAGATTGTTTTATTTGCAAGATGTTATTAAAAATCTAAAACATACTTCTATTATACCCGGTAAAAAAAGCGATTATCACATAAAAGCAAAATCATTTTATATTTCCAATGCAAATACTAGTATTTTCAATTGCTGCAGTCGCATTTTATCGAATATTGATGATGAATTATTTGAGTATGAAACAGATGGGTTGATTTTTACACCCAATCTTCTTCCTGTCGGTTGCAATACCACAAAAGATACTCCCGCCAATTATAAAATATCATGGACACATTCATTTAAATGGAAACCCCCCGAGTTTAACACCATTGATTTTCTTGTACATATCAAGAAAACAAAATCAGGTGAAGATGAAATACATCACGTCTACGAAGATGGACAAGACCTCAGTTCACACACAATGTTAAATAAATACAAAACACTTATATTAAATTGTGGTTTTGATGAAACGAAACATGGTTATCTAAACCCGTGCGAAAATATTTATCAAAATAATATTGTGCGCTTGAAAAACAAAGACGACAATTCAAATTATAAACCTATGCCATTTATACCCACTGACCCATATGACGATAAAGCATACATCTGTAATCTATATACTAAAACTGATGGTAAAAATGATATATTATTTACAGAAGAAGGAGAACCCTTTGAAAATAATATGATTGTTGAATTTAAATATAATACAGAAGCAAAAAGTGGTTGGAATTGGATTCCACTTCGTGTACGTTATGATAAAACTACCGAACTTCGAAATGGAAATAAAAATTACGGAAATGGTTATCACGTTGCAAACAGTAATTGGCGTTCTATTCATTACCCTATAACCGATTCGATTTTACGTACGGGAGAAAATATCCCATCCTATTCTGAAAACAGCGATATATATTACAATAGAACTACTAATGTCAGTGAAACCCGTTCATTACGCGATTTTCATAATTTATATGTCAAACAACGTTTATTGACAAATGTAGCCAAAGAAGACGATATTTTAATTGATTATAGTGTCGGAAAGGGAGGTGATCTTCCAAAATGGTTACATAGTAAATTAAAATTCGTATTTGGCATTGACATATCACCTGATAATATTCATAACCGGGCTGACGGAGCTTGCGTCCGTTATATTAAAAAAGTACTTGATAATCGTAGTATATTTGATGCACTATTTGTAGTTGGTGACAGTTCTAAAAATATTAAGAAGACAATTGCATATAGCAATGACAAAGACAAAAATGTATCAAATGCTGTATTTGGTGTAGGTCCCAAAGATAAGACGCTTATTGGTGATGGTGTTTATAAAAACTTCGGTATTGGAGCAAATGGATTTAATGTCGGTTCTTGTCAGTTTGCTTTGCATTATTTCTTTGAAAATAAACGCACATTACATAATTTCATTTGCAATTTGAGTGAAACCATTGCATTAAACGGTCATTTTATTGGTACTTGTTATGACGGTAACTCAGTATTCAGATTGCTTCAAAACAAAAGTAAAGATGAAAGTGTGTCTATATTTAAAAATGAAAAGAAAATATTCGAACTTATTAAAGAATATGACGAAACTGGATTTCCTAATGACGATGAATCTCTCGGATATCCCATTAAAGTTTTCCAAGAAACAATTAATTTATATTTTAGAGAATATTTGGTAAATTTCCCATATTTTGAAAGTGTCATGGAAGATTATGGATTTATACCTATTAGTAGTGAAGAATCTATGTCAATGGGATTCACTTCTTATAGTGGTTTGTTTTCAGATTTATTTTCGAAAATGGAAAGTGAAACCGACATATTTTCCGGAAAAGCAAAATCGATGAGTGAAGAAGAGAAAAAAATATCCTTTTTAAACCGCTATTTCATATTTAAAAAGGTTCGAAATGTCGATGCATCCACCATTATGAAAACAGCATTAAGTAAAATAGAATTACCCGAGGACAAAGTAAATGAGTCCGTCGAACCGGAAACAAACACAACAAATGAAACTGCTACTGAACCCATTCCAAAAGGTAAGAAAACAAAAAAAAAAGCACTTATAAAACAAATAGAAGAAGAATAATCAATATAAAAGTAATTTTTTAATATATAATAATACACTTATGACTTATTATATGTTACCAAAAACACCACAAAATATTTGTGATCATATAAATATCGAATTCATTGAAGAAGAACCCGAAACAATTATATCTTTTTCTTTATCTAATTATTTATCTAATGTAAAAGAAAAAATAACAAACGTTGAAAAAGATTGGAGTACTTATAAAAAATATACGAATCCGTATGAATTTATACATACTGTTATACCCGGAAAACACAAGGCCATCAGTAAATGCAAACCATTGTCTCGTTCATATTTTAAAATGCACGAAATATTACATATTTTTAATCTACACGTTGACCCAGAACCAATTAAAAGTTTCCATTTGGCAGAAGGACCAGGAGGATTTATCGAATCATTATTACATATTCGCAAAAATAGTAAAGATACTTATTATGGTATGACCATTATTGATGAAAATGAAAATGATTATAATATTCCATCATGGAAAAAAAGCAGAACATTCTTGAAAAATAATCCAAACGTTAAAATCGAATATGGTGCGACTCAAAATGGGGATTTATTGAATATTGATAATTTTTCACATTGTTATGATAAATACAAGGGTTCTATGAATATTATTACCGGTGATGGAGGATTCGATTTTTCAGAAAATTTTAATAATCAGGAAAATCAAATCGTAAAACTATTATTTGGACAAATATGCTATGCATTAATTATGCAAAAAAAAGGAGGTTCATTTGTATTGAAAATTTTCGATTGTTTTCTACAACACAGTATTGATTTATTGTATTTACTTACTGCGTTTTACAGTAAAGTTTATATTGTAAAACCCCATACAAGTAGATACGCTAATTCAGAGAAATATATTGTATGTAAAAACTTTAATTTTACTGACAATGTTTATGATTTACTTTATGAACCCTTCAAATCTACATTGAATAATAACAAAAATATTAAACGTTTTTTAGATATTGATATTTCTTCCTATTTCTTAAATAAATTCCAAGAATATAATGCGATTTTTGGACAACAACAATTGGAAAATATTGCCCAAACATTGTATTTAATATATGATCAAGATAGCAAAAATGACAAAATTATTAATTATGTAAAAAATAACATCATTAAATGTATTCAATGGTGTAATAAATATAATGTGGAAACAAATATTATTCCTGGTGTTTTACCTATTCATACCACTTCATGACCACATATTTTACAATACGTAAATGTCATACCATACATTCCTTGTTCTATTTCTTCTATGTAGATATGACCCGTTTCACTATTTGCACACGTTTCTTTTATTAAATTTTCTATTTTTATTAATTTACGCTGTATTACATTATATTCCCTAAGTAATTCTTCTTTTTTCTCAACTAATTCTCTTTTTTCTTTTTGCAATTCTTCCATTTTAATATATTTACAAATATATTAGAATTTTATATCATATTACGTATTGTTCGTACATAACAACAACGTTTTTGATTTTCTCCTAAAACGAATACCGGTGTTCGTTTGATTGGATACCCGATCTTATCCTTTTCGGTATAACCTGGACTAGGTACGCCATATGCTAATGCATTTGCCACCGCAGGACCATACGCTGTATTATATGCAACGCTCGAATTCGTTATTGAATTGTATTTTAAACGAGCAATTCGAGAACTTGATGATACTGCTCCTTGTGAACCATATTGAGGATTATTTGGTTTATAATGTACTTCTATATATTTGGGTTTCAATCCAGGATTCAATGAAGACAAATACGTAGATTCAGTTGTTTGAACACTGCCAGAAATAATATTTGCTGGATAATTACCACTTAATCCAAGTGCACTATTTAAAAATCCATTTGGTATATTTATTCCCAATATATAATAACCCACGGCAGGGTTTGTAGGAAGTGCCCAAGACGTAATAACATCACCATTTTCATCTTTTGGTAGTTCATATCCATTGGCTTCGCTATAAACATTTGCAAATGAACCGTTTGGCATTGTTGTGCGAAATTCTATTTTTTGTTGAGCACGATTATAAGTAAAATCCATAAATGTTACTTTTGTATTTCCATTTTTTTTAACTACATAATGATAATTTTGTATCATCGTATTTTGAAATATTGTATTTATAGATTGAATATCATATTCACCTCTTGGTATAGTTACTGTATTACTGCTTTGTGTTGGAGCATTTGGATCTGTTGTATTCCACCAATAATAAACAAACGTTTCATCCTGATGAAAATCCAATTTACATTTTGTCACTCCATAAGACGAATAAATATTCTGCTGAGCCGCTCCTGTTCCCGGAACAGCGCTCGCATCACCTTGACGAACCACCGCATATTGGTTCTGTTTAAATGTTTTCGCTCTCTTTTCTAAATATTGATTTGTATTTGTAAAATAACTATTTTTTGGCATACCACTACTACGAACACGACGCCTTGCATCATTTGCCTTCGAAAAACAAACACTACCCGATTTTAATCCACCATTTTCACTTTTTAATTCTACATAATTAAAATCTTTGGTTCCTTGTAATCCATTGCACGTTGCTGAACTCGAATTAATACTTGTAAAACCAGGAACTTCCATTGTATTTGTCGACGCGGAAGTACGTTCTCCACAACCAGTTAAATCTATTTCACGACGATATAATTTTAATGGATTTGCTTTAAATATACTTCCTGATTGTCCTTGATTCTTTTTTTTAACACTAACTACTTCATTAAATGTCCTTCCTTTCCAGGATATTATTATATTTGGTTCTGCTATCATTATATTATATGATTATATATTATAATGAATAAATTTATTTTAGAATTAGATTTTATTATTTACCTGTTTTTAATTTCAGTATTTCTATTTATTTTTATAACTAATTGTTCAACCCTTGAGAATTATAATAATTTTTCACAACCAAACAAAGATGACGAAATTCTAAAAGAAATCAATACACTTAAATCTGAAATACAAAATGTTAAAAAAAATGTCGAAGCAAGCACATCAAAAAGCTTAAATAAATCTAGACAAGTTTTTTGCACAACTAATTACGACGACAGTAAAGAGAAAAAATCAAAACGACAAAAAATGTTAAATAAAACATGTCAACAATATGCAAAACATTATAAATGGGATAAAAAACTATTACAAACTTCTTCCTAATTATATATATGGTTCCTGATTTCATTATTATTGTTCCTTATAGAGATCGTCCAATTGATAAACACATTTATTTAAATTATATGAAATATATACTCGAAGACGAATCCAATTATGAAATTTATTTTTTACATCAAGACAACGAACTTCCATTTAACAGAGGCGCTATGAAAAATCTAGGATTTATTAAAATAAAAGAAAATTATCCAAACAATTATACACACATCACTATTGTATTCCAAGACGTTGACACAATTCCCTACAAAAAAGATTTAGTTTCATTTACCACCTCTAAGGGTATTGTAAAACATTTTTATGGTTTTGATTTTGCTCTTGGTGGTATGTTTTGCATAAATGCAGAGGATTTCGAAAGTATTGGGGGTTTTCCCAATTTTTGGTCTTGGGGTTTTGAAGATACATTATTAAATAATCGGTGTGTAAATAACAAAATACACATAGATAGAAGTGTTTTTTTTAAATCAGGAGCAAAAGAATTTATGCAGTTCTCTATTACGAATCAACAACATTTGAATTTAAAAAACCTAGAAAAAACATCAAAAAATATTGGCGATACATATAATGATGTTATTAATATTAATAATAATAACCAAGAAGATTATTCACAACCAATAAAACATCGCATTTATTATCTCGATTTTAATACTAAACAAAAATATAATCTCAACGACGAAGGTCTTACTGATATGTCCAGAAGAAAGTTCTTCTTTGATAAAGGTAATAATATTAAAGTTATGGCAAGAAAAAAACTATTTTTCCCTAAAAATAATTAAAAACACAAGTATATAAACATTATACTTGTATTTAATATAACTTATGAATATTGTACTATATATGGATTCATTTAATGATGATTATATTAATTTTTTAGAAACAAAAGAGAATATGATAACAAATGGTCATTTTACCAAAATCATTTATTCAAATTCTTTCTTTTCAATGAATGGCCTTTACTTCTTTTTCCCAATTAATATAAAAGATATTAACCATAATTACAATAAAACATTTGTAAAATTCGATATACATCAAGAGATTAATGAAAAAATCATTTCATATTTAAGTAATATTGAATTATCATTGCTAAGATTGTATGACACTGACAAAAATAAAATACATAAACCAATTTTTAATCAACAACTCAAATCTGGATACGTTAAAATACATACAAAGAGTGTTATTAATAAAAATAGTCGATTTATAGTGAAACTATCGGGATTATGGGAAAATAATAATGAAATTGGTATAACATACAAAATTATAAACGTGTCCAAGGACTATTCCTTATAATATTTCACCAGTATTGATTTCGGTATTAACAAATGTTTATTTTCATATAATTTTTTTGCACATTTATTTATAGTCACCTCACTCACTCCACATATAGTTTTGATATCTTTTTTACAAATACTTATATCTACTATTTGTGATACGAAGAAAATGATTCCAGCTGCAATTGCGTGAGGTATATTGTTAGAAATTATATTTGTTACTTCTATTTTCTTTGCGACGAACTTACAAAGCATTAAATTCTCTTTTGAAAAATTCAGTTTACTACAAAAACGTTCGATAAATGACATTGGCGTTATATTTTGTAGTGTTGTTTGTTCACACGGTAACATATTACGTTCTATATTATTCAAAATATTCACTGCCATTGAACAACCACTTGTTGCTGCTGCGTTGTCCAATTTAAATATCTCGGCGATTTCGTGAGCATTACGAGGACATCCATTTAATCTACACGAAATATACAACGACGCCGCCTTTATACCATCACGATTCAATCCCCTAAACATTTTTTGTTCAGAAATATCTTTATGAATTACCATTGCACAATCAATAAATATCTTCGGTATTCCCGCATTGTGTGCCATTATAGTAATAAATTGGAATTCGTTATATAATGCCTTCTCACGATGAGGCATACATTGCCACGATGCCCACTTGCCAATCTTTCTCATTTCAAAAGAGGATTTGTTATTTGTCATTACTTTACATCCAAATGAGGATTCCACTAAAAGAGGATTTATTGGATTACCGCAACGCGCTGGATCTTTTCCATTTCTATCGTCACTGCCATAATATGACCACTCTGGTGAAAAATCCAACACATCCTTATAAACGATTCTACATTTGGGATTCACACACGTCGGAAAATCATGATCCATTATCATTAACTCTGAATTGCACTTCATACAATGGTTGTCTGTCTTACTATTATAAACACATTCAGGGTCCGTTTCCTTTTCTGGTAAATTCGTTTCCTTTTTATCACTATCAAATATATTCCATAGACGCGATTTTTCAAAATCAGTATAATTCTTTTTTACACGTTTAGTTTTATTAAATGTGGTTTGAGTCGGTGCTATTTCTACTTGCATTTAATATACTATTATAAATGTAATAGTATATTTTAAACTAATTCAATTTTTTATTTGAAACTCACTTTCTTTTCTAATTTATCAAACATTGATTGATTATATATTAGTTTTCCTGTTGGTTTATAATCCTTCGTTGATGTAAAATCACTTGCTACTTTTTTATTTTCTTCCGTATTTTGTTCCAATTCTTCTTCTTCACTTGGTTCCTCATTTACTAGTTCACCTAAGTGATTTATCTTCTTACCTGTCGTTTTCTTGAATTCCTCGCGAACATATGCGGGTATCCATTTCTTCCAAGATATAAATAAATTATTTGGATGTAAATAATTCACAAAAAAACCATTTGACTCTAACTCTTTTACCAAATAAGATAAACATTCCGCTTTGTCATATATTGGTTCTCCAAATATATATTCAGGTACATTAAACCATATATATTTATCTGCACTTTTGTTTCTACTTGTTATCTTTATTTTTTTATGAATACGATTTAATATTTTATTAAATATTGATAATTGTTTTAGATTTTTTTGATGATTCATTTCAAATAATTCATCTATATCAATTTTTTTATTTTCGTCTTTTTCATCGGGAAATATAAATGACATTAATTATTTATCTATAATTAGTTGCTACAAAATAAACATAAACATATAAACTTATTTTTAAATAATTAAATGACGATAAAACACTTAATTATTTCCGGTGGTGGTGCAAATGGTCTCACATTTTGGGGTATGATAAAAGAATGTATAAAACATAATGTTATTAACTACAACACTATTGAAACAATTACATCAACTTCTGTTGGTAGTTTTCTTTCTGTAATACTTGCATTAAAATATGATATTGATGTAATAGATGATTACTTTATTAAACGACCATGGCACGAAACAATACCATTAGGTGTTTATGAATATATCGAATCGTTTAACAAATGCGGCATATTTAATAGATCCACTATTGTTACTATTATGAAACCTCTTTTTGGAGGAAAAGACATTTCACTTGATATTACATTAAAAGAATTTTATGAATTCACAAATATAGAATGTAATTTTTTATGTACAAATGCAACCACATTAAAACCTTGCTTAATGAGCCACGATAACTTTCCAAATGAAAAACTTTTAGATGTTATTTATTGTTGTTCTAGTATTCCCGTTATTTTTCAACCGATTGAAATACAAGATGTTCATTATATTGATGGTGGTATTAATGCTAATTATCCTATCGACTTTTTTATTAAAAAATACGAAAATGTTAATACAGATGAGATTTTAGGCATTCATAATAAATTGGTATTACAAACAAATTTTAATTATACCAATTTAATGTCGTACATTTCTTCATTAATATTTACAATAATAGGAAACGTTATTACTAAACCCGTTGAAACAAAAATTAAATATGAATTATGTATTTCTCCTAATATGACTGATACATTTGATTTTGCTTCTATATTATATGATGAAAACGTACGTAAAAAATATATAAATAATGGTAGTTCTCTGGCAGAAAATCTAATAACATTATATAATGGAAACAACACCCACAGAAACGATGCCTCCGGCTGTTCCATTGAAAAAACGCCCATCGATTATTGAACAATACAATGAACTCAGTAAAGACCAAGATTTTCAGCAAAAAATGACCGTCACCACTACACTTATTCTCGAAGTTTATAGAGTTTTAATGGGCGCTATGCTAATATTATTTGTTCCTCAAAATTGTGACGGAGAAATATGTTCTCTATCCGGAAATTTTTACAGAGACGATAATGGTTTAACTAAATCTGCTTTTGCTTTAAATTTATTTACAGTGGCATCGTTTTTAGTACTTTACAAAATAGAAGTCACTCGCGAAAATAAAATGATTAATTATTTAAATGTTAATCCCGAACTTCCTCGCGATGATGACGCCGTAAAAGAAGCATTAGAACAATTGGAAATATCCAAAAAAGAGGAAATTTGGACTCTAGATAAACATTACCAACAAGCTGGTTATTTTTCAATGGGTGCATTCTCTATTAACTCTGCTATAAGTTCATATGTTATTTTTAATAATTTTTTGAATGACAAAACCCTTACAGTATTATTTACTAATTTATTATTTATGGGTTTGAAAATTAATGACGTTTTCACTGTTGTTAAAACCGACAAGAATATATTCTTATCTGCATATCTTACACGCAAAATTCAATACAATGATATTGACCCTGACCATTGCCCTAAAGAAGAAAAAGATATTGAATCAGCTACTTCTAACGAAAACCAAGTTCCTGACCAAACTATCGTAGAAGCATAAATAAATTATTATTATTTAAATACTAATTTATTTATTTAATCGCTCGTAAATGAGTTTACGAATTCTTCTAAATTATTACGTGTTATACGCGCTTCATAATCTATTATTTTTCCCTCGCGGTTCATTTTCACAGTTGGGAATGAATCAATATCATATTTATTTATCATTTGAGTTATCTTGCTATTATTTTCCTCCGTACAATCCACATCCAAACATATTATATTGTATCCATTTAACTGTTTTCCCTCAAATGCTGATTTAAAACTGTCCCATTCTGGTTTCGCTGTTTTGCAATGAGGACACCAATCTACATGAAAGAATAAGATTTCTAAATCTACCCCTTTTGTATTTGTGTTTGCTACATCCTTGAATTGTTTTTCTTTTAATTCTTTCTTTACATATTTATTATATGCATACAAACCTGTCAATACAAATACTATGAATATCACAAACGCTATTATATAAAACATATATGGTTTAAAATATCTATTTACTGTTTCATAAAAATTGCCCATTCTATATAATTAGTATTTATTAAATAAATGCCAATAAAACTAATTTTTCACGTGGACCTCTTTTACTATATGTTTCATTATTTTCGTTAAATACATTGAATCTTTGTTAGTATCGGCTCCGCCAAGGGCTTCTGTCGCTATTTTCATATAATGTTGACTATCTGTTGAATCGCATTGTAGAGAACCTGGATGGTCCTTTTGCCATTCCTGTAAATTGTCATAATTCTTTGATTCGACGTTTTTTATTAGCTTTTTCAAGTGCTGTTTATCTTCACTGTCTCGTTCCCAATCGGTTCCCTGTTTAAAATAGAGAACCTCTCGTTTTAGGTCC